GAGACGCTCGCCCCCAAGGCCAGCGAACGCGATACATGCGGTCCGAGTTAATGACAACCCGAACGGAGGAACAAGTGATGAATGAGAGAGAGACAACGAAGCCCACGCCGACGCCGTATGCCATTCACTATTGGTCGAAGGACCCCGAGGCACGATGCGTCGTCTCGCGGGGCATGCAGGACGGCATCTGGTATTTCCAGGCCCCCAACTGCGAGGAACACATCGACATCGTCGCCCCCATCCAGCATCTCAAGACGTCGATGACCGTCGGGGATTTTCAGGGTTGCCATATCGCGACGATCCCCGTGGCTTGCGGCGGCAAGCAGGAGGCCATCGCCAACGCCCGGTTCATCGTGCGGGCGTGCAACGGCGTCACCCGCCTGCGGGAGGCCGCCGAGGAGCTGCTCACGAACGCCCGCGATACCGGAGAGTGTTTCGTGGACAAAGACCATGAGAAATACGACCCGGCGAACCCGGAGCAGATGTGGACCGACTGGGGCCGGCTCCAGCAGGCCGTCGAGAAGTACCATCAAGGAGAAAACCATGGAAAATAAGCCCCTGACAGCGCGGGAGTTCGTCCTGGCCGCGGCCCAGGCCTACCGCTGCCCGGCCTGCGGCGCGCCCGAGGTCACCTGGTCCGGCGTCGATGTCGTGGGCGGATCGGCCTATCAGGCGGGCCGCTGCGGCGTGTGCGGCAAGGTCTTCACGGCGATCTTCCGCCTGGTCGGCTACCTGCGGGGCGACGACGTCCAAACGATCGCCGAGGACCCCGGCGAGATCGGCCCGGTCGCGCCGGGCGATCCCGTCGCCGACGAGCTGCGCCGCGCCGACAGCCTGGTCAAGTTCCTGGCCCGTCTGATTCGCAGCAACTGCGATCCTGCGCTCTTCTCCTCGCTGCCGCCCTTGCGGAGCAAAGAGCGCGACGCGGTCCTGCGGGCCCGCGAAGCGCCCTGCCCGTCGCCGCGGCCGGCCGCCTTCGGCGGCCTCGACTACGAGCTGCTCGACAAACAGGTCTCGGCGCTGTACGGCGTGATGGGGGACCTGCCGGGCAAGGACCCCCACAGGAAGCTGCTCGAAGGCCTGGCCGAGCTGGTCACGCAGATCCACGAGAAACGGCCTTTTCCGGCCGGAAAGGAGTAACTCTATGGAAACCATCCACTTTTCGTCAGACGGCGTCGTCGGCGTCAATCTCAGCGTCGAGGAGCAGCGCAACGGGGACCTGCGCCTCGTGCGGGTCTACCAGTCGGCCTCGGACCCCCGCGCCCCGGACCTGTTCACGGTCCGCGCCGCGGAGCGCCACGAGCTGCTGGCCTACCTGCACAGCCGCTGCGACGGCCGCGCCCCCGCGCCGAGGGTCCCCGTCCCCGAGGTCCCGACGCCTGCGTCCACCGGCGATCTGCCGGGCCCGCGGGACAAGACCTTGGTCCTGGCCAACGCCGCCAACGAAGACGATATGGCCCAGGCCTTGGGCGCCCTGGCCGACACCTTCTACGCCTGCGACCGGGCCGCCGGCTGTTTCGCTGCGGTCGAGGACCCGGAGGCCGAGGACTTTCGCCTGGGCTATCGCCTGGGCGTGGGCGCGGCCCTGATGAATCTGATTACGGGCAAGCTGAAGACGGGGCAACTGAACCTCGTCGCCCCCCCGCGTCGCGTCGAGATCGGCCTTGTCGTAGGGAACTCTCTGTCTGTCTGCGCCGTGGCCGACGCGACGGACGCCGAGATCCTCGCCGTCTGCAACGAGCGCGAGCCCCGCACGCCCCCCTGGTCCTGCGTCTACCGTCGGGAGACGCCGAATCTCCCGTCGATCCTGTGGCCCACGGCCTGTCCGGATCAGCCGGGCCGGATGCACTTCCTCGTGGACTGCCCGGCGACAGGAGAGCCCTCATGACAGACGAAGCGAAGTTCTTCGATCCGGGCCCGACGCTGACCGGTGTGGCGCGGGTCCTGTGGGACGCCCTCATGACCGGCGAGGACAGCCAGGTCCCCCTGGAGGCCAAGTACGCAGTCCTGGGGGCGATCCACGGGCATTTTTCCCCGGACAACTCGCCCCTGCGCCTGGGTCCGGAAGCGGTCCAGGGCATGAAGGATCTGTACGGCCTGCTCCTGCTGGCCGGGATCCACCGCCCCGCCGGCGCGAGGTCCATGGTGCGCAAGTGGCTCGGCGACGTCCAGATGGACCTCCTGCGGCACGATTTCGAGAACAAAAACTGACAAGTTGACAGCGCCGGGCGCGCGCCCGTATACTGCGGCCACTACTTTGGAACGACTTCTTGGTGGCGAGAAACGGATACCTCTGTGAGGGAAGGCCTATGATCTGGTTGCGCGTGAAATGGAATGACCTGTTAGTCCTGCTCGGTCTGCGCGTCCCGGCCGACTGGTATCTGACCCGGGCGATCATCGCCCGCCACGGCGAGAAGGAGTGCAAGTATCTGTTCGATCTGGCGGTCCTCTTGATGGAGCGCCACGGCCGCTCGCCGCGGTCCCGCCCGGCCGTCGTCGCCGCCACGCAGCCGGGGACTCACCAGGCGTCCTGATCCTCCCTGCGGCGCTGGCGCTTGGCCTTCTTGACGATCCCCACCTCCGCGAAGGTCAGGCTCTGGCCGTCGAAGCGGTAGCCGATCTTCTGGCCCCGCCCGCGAGCGTTGCGGGCCTTCAAGATATGGACGATCCGGTTGACCATCCGGGTCTCGGGGTGCGGATCGTGCCGGGCCAAGGTCGGCGTCGCCGTGTCCTCGTCGAGGGCCTCCAGCCACAGAATCCCCTGGCAAAAGCGGATCGCCGAGGCCGAGCCGGCCAGCGAGTCCAGGAAGATCTTGTCCGACTGGCCGAGCTTGGGGTGTGTGGCCACGACGATTGAGACCCCCGCCTCCCGTGCCGCGCGCTTCGCCCCGTTGATGAACGCCTTTTCCGTGATCCAGGGCGCGTCCGTCTGGACGGCGGCCGTGATCGGGTCCACGACGATGATCTTGTCGCCGGCGGCGATCCGCTCCTGGATCCAGCGGGCCATGGCCGGCAGGCCGATGTCCTCCGTCGGCAGGTCGTAGAGATGGCGGCCGAACCGGTCGTTGGCCTCGGCCAGCTCCCGGCCATACGCGCGGGCCTCCTCCGGATGGGCCTTGATCCAGCGGGGCCGCGTGAGCCCCTCCTGCCCCGCCGCCTGGGCCATGTGGCGGGCCAGGATGTGCTCGATGTTCTCTTCCATGATGAGCATGGAGGCATCGTAGCCCTGCTCGACCCACCGGCGCAGGGCCTGGACCAAAAAGAACGTCTTCGTCGAGCCCGGCGGCCCGCAGACGGCCAGGACCGTCCCGGGCGAGGGCATCTCCGTCAGCTCGGTGAGCTGCTCCCAGGGCCAGTCGATCGGCTCGCCGGCGATGGCCTCCTCGATCCAGTCGCAGGCCCGCCGGCCGCCCCGGTCCGTCGTCTGGGGACCCTGGGGAGCGTGACCCGTCACGCCCCCGGTCCGGAGGGCCGCTGCGCGTCCGGCGTCCCTCGTCCCTCGCGGCTCGGCCTCCTCGATCGGGTCCTCACCCGGCTCGCGGGGGCGCGGGCCCGGGCTCGTGACTCGGCGACCCGGGGGCTGGCGGTCGCGCTTGGCGCCGGGGGTGAACCGATGGTGCGCCGCGGCGCTCTTGACCACCGAGAGCAGCTCGGGGTCCGGCAGAGGCGGCTGGTTGCCGGCGTTCCAGGCCCGCAGCAGCTCCAGGGCCTGCCCCTGGGCCAGGCCGAAGTCGCACACGAGCTGGCAGGCGTGCAGATACGCCTGGTTGTTCCGCTCCCCCTGCCCGCAGGCAGGCCAGGCCGCCGCGTAGCGGGCGACCCGGCCGTCGAGCGGCAGCGGACCGGGGGGCGTCGCTCGTCGCGCGTCGCTCGTCCCTCGGGCCGCGGCGACCGCAGGGACGGCGGCCGTGCCTTGCCCGTCAATCCGGTCAACGGGGTCAATGGGGTCCTCTTTGCTCTTCGCCGCGCAGCACGCCAGCAGATCCGCCAGCGGGTAGACCCGCGCCGGATCGGCGTCGATGACGAAGCAGTCCACCGGCTGCGCCGGGTCCTTGACGTTGAGAAAGCCGGGCAGCCGCATGATCCTCTCGGGGTTTTTGATCTTCGGATCGCTGTCGAGGGCGGCGATCAGCCGCTCCTGCGCCGCCGCCCAGATGTCGGGCTTGACCGGCTCGGCCAGCCGCCAGTAGCAGTGAATCCCGTGTCCGCTGAAGACGCGGAGGGTCGGCAGGGGCAGTCCCGCCGCCTCGATCCGCCCGCAGGCCAGATCGTCATAAGAGGCCCCTGCGTCGTCCGCCAGATGATCGAAGTCCACGAAGACAGTCCGGCACAGATCGACGCCGGCGTCGGTCGTGCGGCCCGGCTCGCTGCGGCGGTTGACCCCGGCGTAGATATTGAACGCGGCCCCGTTGAGCTGGGCCAGGCGCTCGGCCTGGTCGGCTAAGTGCTCGGCCAGGACCCAGTCCCGCTCGATCCGCCGCGTCGCCGGGTCGATGCACCGCCATTCTACCCAGTCGCCCGGGCTGTAGACACACTTGCTAAAGCTGTGCAATTCTTCCCGGGCGCCCACGGCTTCCCTGCCTCGTCATCTAAACAACTCTGCTTGTCGTGCGTCCTTCCCGTGCGAGTCCGGTCGATCCGGCAGGCCGCGGGCCCGCGGCCAGATCCATGCCGCCCAGTCTGGGGGAACGTGCGCCGACCAGTCCCGGCCCCGGTAGTACATCGGAAAGGGCCGCAGGCCGAGGTCCGCCGCAAACTGGCAGCGTTCCTTCGCCGCCTCCAGGGTATCCCCCTCGTAGCCGCACAGGAGGTAACAGCCCAGACGGCGGGAAGTGAAGCAAGGCCGCAGCAGCTCCGCGGCCTGCTGGAGCGGCTTACGGTCCGCGGGCCGGTCGTAGGCGACAAACCCCGCGGCCGGGCGGATCTCCTGGAGGCCCCGGGCGAACCAGGGCTCGACCCGCCGGGCCTCCAGGCCGCCGCTGAACCGGGCCCGCTGTCTCTGACGCGCGAGCATGTCCAGGACCTGCTCGATGTGACCGCGCCCCGCAGCCAGGAGATTGTTGTCGAGGACGTCGTAACCGTCCCGGATCGGCAGGCGCCGGAGCCGGCCCTCCCGTTCGGGCACGAAGCAGAACGAGCAGTGATTCGGACAGCCGCGCGTGGTGATGACGTAGCCCTCAGCCAGATAGCGGCCCGGCTCGAAGTCGCCCGCGGGGCTCAAGGCGGGCCCGCCGACCTTTACGAAGGGATAGTACTGCCGCCAGGCATTCTCCAGCCGCCACGCCTCGTCCAGATCCCAGGTGAATGTCACGGAGATGTGGACCTCGTCCGCCTCCGGCCGCCGCAACGGCGGGTCGCCGATGAAGGCCATGCCATCGGCCGGCGTCGCCTTGGTACGCCGCGGGAAGACGCGAATGATCCGTGGCTCTTTCATCTGCACAGATGCCTTCCGATGATCCGTCCTGTGTTGGTTTCGACCTGAACCGCGCGATCGTCCCACAGCTCGATCATCTCGAAGTCCTTCGTGGCCGTCACAGGCAGGATTCGGCCCAGATGAAGACGACACCACTTGTAAATCATGTACTCCTGGAGGGCAGCGAACGTGGCGTCGTCGAGCCCGCCGGCGGTCTCTTTGCAGGTGGTCGCCACTCTCGCCGTGACAATCCGCACTTCGCGAGCTTCCGCGAGCCAGTGCCGCACCCGCTCGACCATGGCGGGAATCGGCGCGCCGATCGTCCCGATGTCCTGCCCCGGCTCCCACACCGCCAGCGTCCCGTCCAGATCCACGCCGATCCATCCTTCGCTCATACGCCTGTCCTCCTGCGCTGCATCTCCGCCTGCATCGTCATCCGCCACTTGCCTTTCAGCCCCTCGCAGGCCCAGCGGACGTACCAGGCCGGCAGCTCCCCGAGCGTCTGGCCCTTGAACTTGCCGAAGGGAACGACGGTTGCCGGATCGACCGGGGGCAGGGCTCGTGACTCGTGACTCGTGACTCGGGCCTCGGGCGGGGCCAGGTTCACGCCCGTCAACTGGCCCGTCTCGGAGTGCAGCTCCCAGAGCCCCCGTCCCGAAGGATCGATCAGCTCGAACGTCTCGACGCGGCCGAACCGTTGGACGTTGCCGCACAGATCGATCAGGCAGCACCGCTCCTTGCCCGGCCAGGGCCGCACGCCGCGGCCGGTCATCTGGTAGTAGAGGGCCACGCTCCGCGTCGGGCGGGCCAGGACCACGCCATCGAGGGCCGGGAAGTCGAAGCCCGTCGTCAGGACGCCCACATTGACCACGCAGCGGATGTCTCCCGCGCGAAAGCCGTCCAGGATCGTCCGGCGCTCGCCCGCCGGCGTCTCGGCCGAGACCTCGGCCGCAGAGACCCCCGCCGCCGCCAGCAGCGCCAGGACCGCCGCGGACTCGGCGCGAAAGTGGGTGAAGACCAGGACATGCCTGGCCCCGCAGCTACGGACGGCGTCCACGACCTTGCGGACGATCCCCTTCGCCTCGTGGTAGGCCCGCAGTGATTCCTCGTCGAAGTCCATCCCGGTGGAATTGGCCGCGATCTCATCGGCGTCGTAGTCCGCCTCCGCCCGCAGGGCGAGCGGGCACCAGAAGCCGGAGGGCACCAGCTCCCCGATCTGCGTCACGTGGGCGATCGCGCCGAAGATCCGGGGCCTCGTTCGCGTCAGGATCTGCGCCTGCACGACCGGCGCGCCCGTCAGGCGGTCCGCCCAGCTCCGCAGGCGGTACGGCGTCGCCGTGCAACCCACCACCGGCACGCCCAGCTCCGTCAGGAACGATTCGTACATCCCGCCCCGGCTGTTGAGCAGGTGGCACTCGTCCACGACCACCCGTTCGAAGTCCCGGAAGGCCGCCCGATGCCGCATGATCGAGCCGATCATGGCGAACGTGACTTGGCCCAGCTCCTTGCGTCCGCAGGACGCGGACCAGACGCCCAGATCCGCAAAGCCCCAGGCCCGGGCCTTGGCCAGGTTCTGCTCCAGGATCTCCTTGGAGGGCTGGAGGACGAGGCTCTTGCCCGGCAGGTCCTGCAGGAGCGAGGCAATCACGAGGGACTTGCCGCTCCCGGTCGGCAGGACCAGAATGCCGTTCTTGCCGGCAGCCAGAGCCCGCCGCCCGGCCCCCACGGCCCGGTCCTGGTACGCGCGGAGGGTATAAGCCGTCAATCCGGTCAATGCGGTCCCCGCTCCCGTTTCTTCCTTCATCCGATCCTCCGGCATTCGATCCGCCCGGCCCGCAGCTCGTCCCGCAGCGCCAGGGCCCTTTGCATCTCGGGCGAGAGCGGGTCCTCGTCCAGTCCGGTCTGGGCCCGCCGGAAATTCATATCGCTGATCATCCAGTCGAGGGTTTGCAGGATCTCCTGCGTCACGTCGTTCATGTCCGGCCTCCGATCACCTGCTCGGCCGCCCGCCGCAGCGGGCAGTCCGCGCAGGGCGGCACGCCCACCAGGACGCCGCGGCGAACGGCCGCACTGACCGCCGCGGCGCAGACCCGCCGCACGATCGCGCCCAGCGAATCGACGTCGAGCTTGGCGTAGATTTTGCAGCGCACCGCCTCAACCGTCTTGGGCACGCGGCGCCAGCTCCGGGCGATCTCTTTGGTCCCCTGGCCGCGGCAGACGCCCTGGAGGTACTGGACCTGCCGGCCCGTCAGGTGGTAGCGGCCCCGCAGCTCCTCCCAGAACCACCCGGACGTCAGGATGGGACCCAGGGCGTCGTCGAATACCGGCCCCTCTTCCTCGACCCGGGCGGGGTCGGCCGGCGTCATCGTTTCGTGCGCATCCATCAGGTGTCCTCCTGTTCTTCTTCCCTTTCGGGGCGCGGACCGCGCCCGCAGCCGTAGCGGGGCCGCCACGGGATCCGGTGTGGGCACGTGTCGCCCGCCCAGACCTCATGGTCAAAGCGGTCGCTGGCCGGATTCCCGCAGCGGCCCCACAGGTTGTAAGCCTCCGGCGTCCACTGCATGCGGAACATCCGGCAGCCGATGCAGTGGCCCCGGGCTGGCGGTCCGCCGGTCCCGGACGACACATCAGGACCGCTTGAGGCTCTGGCGGTACTTCGCCGACTTCTGGAGGCCCAGGCGGCTGGCCTTTTTCTTCGTGGCCTCGACGCTCTTGCCGACCGCTTCGGCGACCTCCTGCGTCGCGTGGCCCGGGAACAGCTTCTTGAGGGTCTTCAACTGGTCCGGTGTCCATTCATTGCTCATCGAGAGACTCCTTCTTGCATTGATGATTTACGATTGACGATTTGGCCCCGCCCGGGGCGGGGGTCTTCTTCTTCTTTTGGCGCGGCTTCTTCACGGGCGGTTTGCCCCGTATCAGCCCGATCCCGCCCTGCGTCGCCAGGCAGCGGCGGAACGTGTCGGCCTTGCCCCAGCCGCCCTTGTCCAGCATATCGCACAGGAGATCGACCACCGGCAGGCCGTCCGGCGTCACCATCGACATGATGCTGGGGACGTTCTCCATGACCATGTAGCGGGGTCGGATCTCCAGGACCAGGCGGGCGAACTCGAAGATCAGATTGTTCCGCGGGTCCGCGATCTGCCGCTTGCCGGACGTGCTGAAGCCCTGGCACGGCGGTCCGCCGGCGACCAGATCGATCTGCCCGGCCTCTTTGCCCAGGGCCGCGAGGATCTCCTGGCCGGAAATCTTGCGGATGTCGCCCAGCCAAAAGTGCTCAACGCCGAGCCGGTCCGGATAGACCGCGTCGCGATTGGCCCCGCTGACCGGAAAGGGCAGCAGGCCCTTTTTCTTCTCGTGCTCGCGCCACAGGGCCTTCTCCAGGGCCTGTTCGTCCTTGGCGCTCACGAAGTGGAACCGGCAGGGATAGGCACCCAGGTTGTACATGTAGGTGATGGCGCAGAGCGGATCCGCATCCACGGCGGCCACGACATCGAACCCCCCCTGCATCAGCCCCAGGCTCATCCCGCCGGCGCCGGCGAACAAGTCGATCGCCGTGGGCCGGAGGAACTGCTGCGCCGTCCACTCCGGCAGCAGCAGCCCCGAGGGCATCTCCACGAAGGGCTTGTCCTTGACGCCGAGTGGATCGATGATCAGGGACGACAAGTCAGACCTTGGCATCGGTCACCGCCCCCTTTTCCACCGCCGCCTCGTTCCCCGGGCAGGGTCGGGACCGGTCCCCACGCCCGAGGCGGTACTCGACGCCGCCGGCGTCGTGGGGGAACAGGTGCGGGCTCTTGCCGATCACCGCGTGCTCGGTCGCGCAGTGCGGGCACCGGGCCCGGGGCTGGGGTCCGGTCTTCTGGCCCGAAGGACGTCGCTTCCGGGGCCCGTCTCCGTTGCCGTCTCCGTCCGGAACGGGCGGGGTCAGCAGGGCTGCGGCCCGGGGCAGCCACATCGGGCAGCCGTCGCCCGCCCCGACGGTCAGGTTGGCCTTGGGCCCGGTGTCCGAGCGGCAGACTCCGCTCGTCCAGCGCAGGCACTTCTCGCACTTGCCGGCCGCCCCCAGGGGTGACGGCATGCGGCGGCTGATCCCGGGCGGCGAGAAGGCATGCGTCACGCAGCCGTCGTCGTCGTCCATGGCCTTGCCGTATTGGGGGTTGTGCTCCTGCGTGCACAGACCCTCGACCCGGTAGTAGCAGTTGCCGCAGCAGGCCTCGACGGCCCGCTCGTCGTCGTCGGGCGCAGCGCAGCGCCCGTCAAACCGGTCAACGAGGTCAATGAGGTCCCTCCGCTCCCCTTGCCCGTCGTGTGGCGCGGTCGTGCCGAGCCGCTCCTTGTACGCCTCGATATTCAGTCGCGCCGCCGCCAGGTCCTTGGCCAGCTCGTCCCGCTGGGCGGTGACCGCCCGCAACTGGGCTTGCATGAGCCTCTTGATCAGCTCGCTGGTCTGCTGGAGTTTCTCCTCGACCTCGGCCCGCTTTGCCAGCAAAAGCCTCAGCTCGGCCTCGGCCGCGGCGGCCGAGGCGGGCTCCATGTGCGGTCGCAAATGCCCGGCGATCTCCCGCCCCAGCGGAATCGCCAGGACCCGCACGAAGGCGGCGATGGCCGCCAGGTCGTGACTCGCGGCTCGGGGCTCGTTCCCCACGTCAATCCGGTCAACAGGGTCAATAAGGTCCACCGTCATCGACTCCCCTTCCTTCATAGCCTTCAGAGGCACATCGGGCCCCGCTCGTCCTCAGTGCAGCCGTCGGGACGGAGCGAGAGCATTTTCGCGGTTAACGGCTTCCCCGCAGAATGGATACGCTGCGCCGCTTCGATCAAACGAGCGAAGCGGTTCAGCTTCTTCCGACCGGCTCGGTACTCAAAGATGCCGGCGCTGCACCCGACATAGGCGCCACCGCGCCTATGCTTCTTGACCCGTGCCCTTTGAGCCTTGCCCGGTCGTCGCGACGAACGCATTTTCTGTGCCCGTCTACCCATTGGCGGTCTGCCCCGCTACTCTGTGCCTGCCCGATGCGCCTCTGCGGTGAATCATCCGACCTCCAGCCAGCGGCCGATCCAGGCCAGGATCGGGGCATGGTCCCCCTCGGGCCGCACGCCGTACCACGTAACGAAGACCACCCGGCTGTTCCGTACGTCCGGCTGCACCCCGTAGGCGCTGGTCGCCTCCACGGCGCACCAGCCGGCCCCCGGGCGTACCTCCGTCGTCATTGTCCAGGTCCCCGCCGCGGTGTCCCAGGTGATCGAGGCCCGCTCGGCGCCGCCGATCTGGCGGATCTCGTGCACCAGCCAGCCGCCGGGCACGCAGCAGGCGGCCGTCCGCACCCACTTGCCGATCGGCCGCAGCCACTGCTCCGGATCGTCTGGGTCGAACTGGTCGGCCGGCACCGGCGGCAGGATTGCCGCCCGGGCGTAGACGGGCGCGGTCGGGCTGTTCGGCTCGTTGGGGTCGATCTCATAGGGCACGAAGGCCCGGAAATCCCACTGCGGCGGGCAGGCGTCCCCGGCCAGCAGCAGGACCTGCCAGCCCCAGGCGTCGCCAGCAGACAGCAGCAGCCAGGGCAGTAGTAGCGTGGAAGCGTAGTAGCGTAGAAGCGTTTTCATGAGAATCCCTTTCCGTTCTCCGCGGCGGTGTCCGCCGCCGTCAATAAGGTCAATGCGGTCAATGAGGTCCCTGCTCCTTCCGCGTCATCCCGTAGTCCGCGATCAAGAGGGCATCGGCCATCGCCAGCGTCACCTTGACCTGCGGGAACCGCTCGGCGGCGCGCCGCTTGAGGGCGTTCTTCCGCTCGGTCTTGGCCTGCCCTCGTTTGCGGGTCCATGCCTTCTTGCGGGCCTTGAAGGCGTCCTCCAGCTCGCCCGGCTCGCGCTTCGGCCGCTTGCCGATGTCCGCCTTGGGCAGGGCCAGCCCTTTTTGCCACTTCTGCGGGGTGACCCGCTCCAGGCGGACGTTCAGACAGCACAGGCACATCTCCAGTTGCCCGACGTTTCGCAGGAAGGTCCCCGCCGCCTTGGCCGCGTCGTCCGGCATGCTGTGCACGTCCTCGATAAAGGCGACGGCCGGACCCGAGCCGATCAGCCGGGCGAGGGCGTCGCGGATCTCGGCGCAGGTCCCGGGCATCTTGACCGCCTCCACGCGGTCCCCGTCGAGCGCGGCCAGACCGCCGCTGACGCCCGGATCGATTCCCAATACCACCATGCTCTTCTCCCTTCGCCTACGCCGCGGCGACGAGCTTCTTCTGCGTCTGGTCCACCAGCAGCCGCGTGCTCTCATGCTGCTGGGCCTTCGCCTGGGCGGCCCGGAACTTCTCGACCGCCTCGGGCGCACTGGCCTTGAGCTTCTCGCCGCCGGCGACGACCTCGGTGAAGGCGGTCTTGAGCGTCCAGAGCTGCTTGACCGCCACGGCCCCGCCGGTCCCGAACAGAGCCACCAGGGCCGTCAGAACGATATTGACGACGTTCAGCCAGGGGCGGACGTTCGCCGGAGTCAGGGGCGCGACCGCCGCCAGGGACTCGGCCGCCATCCGCAGGACGTCCGTCACGTCGGCGACCCCCTCGGGCCCTTTGTCCACGACCTCCTTGACCTTGGCCAGCGCCGTCTCGGCCGGGACCTTCAATTCGCGCCAGCGCTCCAGCTCGGCCCGGTACGCGGCCAGCCGGGCGACGACCTTCTCCTGGTCCCCGAACGCCAGGTTCGGATCGGCCAGGACGGTCTCCAGGGCCAGCATACTGCCCTGCACGACCTCGATCTCGGCGTCCATCCGCGCGACCGCCTCCTGCAGCAGCGGGATCGTCTCCTGCGCCGCGGCGATCTGCTGCTCGCTGGTCATCTTGCACCCGCCGCCGCACAACGCCGCGGCACAGCCCAACGCCAGCACGACCTGCAACATCCGTGTTCTCATTTGAGACTCCTTTCAAAATCTATGCTTTGCCACTGACGATTTCGGCCCCCGGAAACAGGGCCATCTGAAACGGTTGATTGACGAGGACCACTTCCGTGGCCCGCACCCGCAGGCTCTGGCGCTTGGCGATCTGGGCAATGGCCTTGGTCACTTCGATCTCCGTCACGGACCAGCCCGGATAGAGGTCCGCCAGGGCGGGGTGCCGGTAGTAGCTGACGACGACCCGCGTGCGGCGGAAGCGGTGCAGGAGCTGGGCCAGGCGGACGTGGTCCAGCGGCAGGAAGTCGTGCTCGTAGTCCACGGAGTTGACCAGGTAGGGCGGATCGCAGTAGACGACGGTCCCCGGGGCGTCCTCGATGTTCGGAATGAGCTGGAAGGCGTCCATGTTCAGGATCGTGACGTTCCGCATCCGGCGCCGCCAGGCGGGGATCGAGGCAACCGCATTATGGTAGCGTGTCGCCTGCTGGCCGCCGTTGTTCGTGTAGCGGATCGACATCTTGCGGCCGCTCCGCTTGGTGCCGGCCGTGCCGCTCCAGGCCATCCACACCTTGATGAAGTACAGGTACGCCCGCTCCAGCGGGTCCGTCGCCGCGGCCAGTTGGTCCTGGGCCTCCGTGTGGATCTGCTGGCAGAAGGGAATGCGGCGGAGCCGCCGGTAGAGAATCGGCCCGAGGCGGCGGTCCGCGACGACCTTCATCAGATTCGTCAGGTCGCCGTGGAGGTCGTTGAGGACCTCGATGCGGGCGACCGGCTTGGTCAGGAAGTCTCCGAGCCCGCCGCAAAACGGCGCCCAGTAGGCGTTGTGGGGTCCGAAGACCTCGTGCAGGCGCCGGGCCAGATTCCGCTTGCACCCGGCCAGCGGCGCCACCGCCGTCATCTTCATCGGGCTTTCCGTCGTGTCCGTGTTCATCCGTGTCCTCAAAACGGGGGCGTCAATCCGGTCAATAAGGTCAATCAGGTCCTTATCCCTGCCGGGTCGGCACGATCTGCCATTTGCCCTCGGCCTGCCGGATCTCGCCGTTCTTCTGGAGCCAGTCGGCGGCCTCTGTGATCCCCTGCTTGCCGCTCAGTCGCTGCGCCTCGGCCAGCAGCGTCTCCAGGACGTCCGGCCGGATGGCGGGCTTGCCCACCTTGCGGCAGCAGACCGCTCCGAACTTCCGCCGGGCGGCCCCGACGTCCGGGTCGAGCAGCGCGGCGCTGGCGGGCTTTTCCGCCTCGGCCTTATTCGCCGGGGCCCCGCCCTCCCCGTCGTCCGTCATATCCACTTCGCCCCGGCAGGTCAGGCCCAGCAGCGTGAACGCCGTGGCGGTCTTGAGGTAGGTCACCGTGCTCTTGCGGGCCTGGAGGAGGTTCTTGCCCCCCGAGGTATCGGGCGGCCCCCCCAGCGAGGTCCGCCACTGAAAGGCGCTGGGCCCGTGGGTCAGCACGGCCTCGACCTCGATCCAGTTGGGATCGTTCCGGAGAATCGTGTGCGTGATCCCCAGTTGGCACTGGGTCAGGGCCGGCCCGATCTGGGCCCGGGCCGTGTCCCATTGGGGGTAGTCGTAGACCGTCGTCCCGAACTCGCCGCCTTTGTTCTTGTGCTTGGTGTCGTCCCGGTGTCCCGTCTTGACGATCTGGGGACAGATCGACTGGAACAGCACGAGGGCCTGGGCCGCCAGCTCGCGGGCCCGGTCCGCCTTCTCCTGGCGGCGGTATTCGAGCAGTTTGCCGAGGACCTCGATGTCGGCCTTGCCCTCCAGGGCCCTGTCGATGAACTGGTCCATGGAGCTTTCCTGCCGCAGCTCCGGCTGGCGGCTCAGCGTCCCGGAGACGGCCCGGGCCTCGGAGAGGATCTCCTCGTCGCTGTGCGGCGTGGCCTCGACCTGCTGCGGCTGTTCGACGGTTTCTTGGTTCTCAGCCATCCGCGTCCTCCCCTCCGCCCGCGCCGCGCTTCTCGAGCATCTTCTCCACCATCTCGAGGACCATGGCGCCGTTCTGCTCGAACTGCAGGCGGGTCAGGGCCATCAGGATGGCCCCGCGGGGCACGTCCTCGGCCAGCTCGTCCACGACGCCGCTGAGCGTCTGGTAGGCGTGCTCCTCCTGCTTGGGGAACTCGTCCGGTTGTGCGAGGGGCGCGCCCTCGTTGTCGTACAACATGGTCAAAAACTCCTTTCGTCCTCACCCCGCGACCGCGGAGAACAGATTGAATCCTTCTCGTTTCAGCGCCCAGGGCGACAGGCCCAGGGTGCCCGGCCCGTCCCCGTAGGCGGGCCACTTCCCCGTCTGGACGCACGCGGCGTACGTGTCCAGGGCCTCGGCGTAGCTCGTCTGGCCCGGCTTGATGGCCAGCCGCTCGTCGGCGTCCCAGGGCTTGGCGACGTAGGGCGGCTCTTTCTCGACGGCCAGCCACGTGAAGACCCTGGGCCGCACGCCCGTGATCGTCTCGTAGCCGTCCAGGTAGAACGCCCCCGTCTGGAAGTAGCCGTAGCCGTAGATGTCCTTCTGGAACGCCTCGTACGAGGCGTCTTCCGTGGTCTTTAAGTCCACGATGGCGACGTCCCAGCCCTCGTGCAGGTAGTCCAGTCGCGCCTTGCACAGGATCCCCGTCTCGCGGTCCCGCCAGACTAAGCAGACCTCCGCCCGGCCGCCGGCGACGTAGCCCGAGCACTGCTGCACGAGGATCGCCCTCTCCATCTGGCGGACCTTCTCCATATCGGCGGCGGTCACGACCAGCTTGCCGGCGGACTCTTGTTCCCAGGCGTCCCAGAACTCGATGGACTCGATCGTGGATGGGCTGGGCTTTTTCGCGTCCCGCTGGCGCTGCGAGGGCCGCCGCGGGGCGTCCTCGGGCTCGGCGATCGTGCTGTCGGCGAAGCGGGCCGGCTCCAGGACGGCCAGGTGCAGCAAAATCCCGAACTTCAACGCCGGCGTCGGGTCCTTGGGATGCTCCCGCTCGTACTGGGCGTGGCGCGGGCTCTTCTTCCGGAGCTTCCAGAGGAAACTGGAATTGACGGCGTCCCACTGCGCGTACTCGGCATAGGGGACGCCGCCATAGATGCCGGGCTCGGGGGCGGGAATCATCACCAGACCTCCGCGCGGAACGCCATGATCCTGCGGTTGCAGACGCTGCACAGGATCTCCAGGCGGTGGATCTTCTGGTCGTAGCGGGCCCAGGTCGCGTCGCGCGGATGGCAGCGGCTGTGCATATAGAGCCAGTCGTCCGTCGAGCCGCAGTCGGCGCACGAGCAGGGTCCCTGCGTTTCGTTTTTCGCCGGCAGCGCGTCGAACTGCAGGACGAAGCCCATGGACCCGGCCAGGACCTTGCCCTTGTTCTGGTGGTCGGCGCAGACGGGCAGAGGGTCGCTGCCCGGCCACAGCATCAGGGCCACGGCGGGCCGGCCGCAGAGGCCCTGGTCCGTCTTCTGCGTGCAGGTGGACCCTGCGTCAACGGGGTCAATCCGGTCAATGGGGTCCTTCTTCTCCTGGTCTTTTTTCTCATCACTCTTCATCGTTCATTCTCCAGGGCCGTGATCCGTTCCCGATACCAGGCCAACAGCTTCTTGTGGGACCGCTCCTCGAATTCGATCATCTCGCGGTAGATGTCGATCCCGCAGCCGGGCGAGCAGTACAGATTGCCGGCGGAGTCCGCGGCAATGCAGTGGCGGCAGCCCTGGCGGCGGCAGTCCTGGCCCGCGGCGTTCGTCGCGTCGCAGGCCCGCCGGTCGTCCTCGGGGACCCGCCGCCCGCAGTTCGGGCACGGGACGAGCCCCGCGGCGGCGTCCGCCCGGTCCCGCAGGTCCGCCTGGCGTTCCTCGTCCCGGCGTTCGGCGTTCAGATCGATCGCGTCCATGCTCACGGCTCCGTGTGCGCAGACCCTGAGCCGGCGTCCGGCGCTGTGGGGGTCTTTTTCTTGCGGGTCTTCTTCGGCGCGGCGCTGGTCAGCAGCGCCTCATCTTCGGCGATCCCGCTTTCGAGGGCCTCGCGGCGGACCAGCAGTGTGGCGAGCTGCTCTTCCGCCGTCGCCAGTTCCGCACGCTTGCGGATCAGTCTCTCCCGGACGCGGGCCGCGAGTGAACTTTCCCTGCTCATCGGATACTCCTTTTTGGCATTGACGATTGACGATTTACGACGGGGTGGTTTCAGAAACTGCCAGCGGCGCCGGCCGAGCGTCAGACGGGCCGACGCCGCTGCCTCGCTGGATCTCACCGCTGGTAGAGTTCGTTGACGAACGCCTCCAGGGTCGGCTGCAACGGAGGATTGTCCCGGGCCGCGGCGAGGAAGGCACGGACCCGGCCCGCGCGTACGATAAGTGCCGCGGCGTCCTTCTCCATGTGGTCGGCCGATTCCTCCAGGCGCTCCAGGCCGGTTTGGGGGGCGGGCTCCTTCTTGATCGGGGCCATCGGTTCTTCTGCGGTCTCGGCCTGGGGCGGGGCTGTCGTAGGGTCTGGCATGATGATGTTCCTTTCTCAAAAAGGGGTGGGGGTTCTTGCGCCGGCGACAGGAGCCGGGCGCGGGGATTTTCACGAGTCGCTCGGCTCCTGCAGGAGGGGCCGCTTGGCGTCCTCGATCCGGCCTTTGGCGATCTCGGACAGGTCCGCGTCGCCGAACTTCTCCAGCTCGGCCCGGAACGCGGCCACATCGTGTTTTCGAATTCGCAGGATGATCCGGCCGCGGTCGTTGGTCTTGGGCTCGCCCTCGCCGTCGTGGACGATCTGGGCGTGCATCAGCTCGTGGTAGATCAGCCGCTGCTTCTCTTCGGGCTTGAGGGCCGGGAAGGCCTCGGCGTTCAGCAGGATGATCAGGTCGTAGTCGTCGAGTTCCCGGTCGAGGTCCCCGCGCTTGCGGCATTGGCCCAGGGTCAGGACCTGGTCGGGGTCCGGGCGCCAGCCGAGGCGCCAGGCCATGCCGATCTTGAGCGGCTTCAAGTCCGCCCGCTCGGTCTTGACGATGTCCTCCATGATCTTGTACGGCTCGGTGACCTTGGCGCCGGTCGTGCGGGCGATCAGTTTCACGGTCACGCGCTTCTGCTTTTTCTCCTTGGGGATGCGTCGGCGACCCATGGGAGTCTCCTTTCTCCATGCACGCCAGCGGGCGCCCCCGGCGGCTACGCCGCCGCCGGAAACGGCGCTGGTCCTGGTGTCAGTGAAAAAGACGGGGCGGCGGCAGGAGCGGGAAAACCATGTCGAAAGGGGGAAAACCCCTGAGTCAAGAAGGCCGCCACCCCGTGAGATGACAAAGCCCCCGGCCGCGAGATCGGGGCAGGGCTCCTGTTTTCGGCCGGGGGGAACGGTAGACGAGGCCGGGGCGGACCGCAGCCCGCCCCGGGCCTTATAGACCGGACGTCCCTGTCCGGTAGCGCGAACTCCCCTGGAGGGGGGCTGTGGACGGGGGGCCCTCGGATTCGCGGCTGGCGAACGGCGGAGCTTTGGCAGGGCGACCGCCTGCTGTACCGGCACCGCAAGGCCCCCGGACTGAAAATGAGTGCAGGGCTTGGCGACTGGCGCCGCCGGAGCCGACCCGACGGCGAAGGGGTTTTTACGGCTCCCCTTGTGTCACTCTCCAAGCCCGGTAAAAAAGCCGCACCACACGAGGGTTGCGGGTTGATTGCTGCCCCCCGCCCGGCGTGAAACGAGTCGGCCACGCAAGGAGGGTGCCGGGCGGGGGGGGCTCACCGGAGGAGGATTGGGAAGGAGGGTCGCGACGGCAAAAAAGAGAGCCGGGCTTGACGCGAATTGCCCGGCTCTCTCAAAGTAGAGGGCTCAGGAAGGCCGACACATAATCTGTCCCATTACCCTGAAAAAGCGACACATAGCGCGACCCATTACATATCTTATGGGACGTTAGACATATAACATTTTTCCGCCATTTTGCTGATTTCTGCAACAAGAGACATTTCCGATTTCCGGTCGTAGACCCGCGTCGTCTGGATGCTGGCGTGTCCCAGGGCCGTCGCCGCCCGCCCGATCCCCTGGGCGTCGATCATGGCGGTCCCGAACGCGGCGCGCAGCTCGTGGAAGCGCTTGAGCGGCGCGATCCCGGCCCGTTGCTGCAGGGCCCGAAACATCCGCTGGAAGTTGCCCGTCGGGTCGTAGACGACCTCCCGGCCGGCGCACTTGCGGGCGTACTTGTCCTCCAGGCACAGGTACGGCTGCTCCGCCGATAAGGACGCCAGGCGTTCACGGATCAGGCGGTGCAACTCGACGGTGAACCCGTCGAACCGCATGACCTCGGGCAAGGCGATGCACCGGATCGCGTGGTTCTTGATGACCCAGGCGTACGTCCGGCCGCTCGGCTTTTTCTCCGACAGCAGGATGTGCGGCTTCGGGGCGTCCAGGTGCACGTCGGACGCCACGACCGCCAGCATCTCCCCGCGGCGACAGCCCAGGAGGCCCAGACAGATCCGCATCCGCCACAGATCGCCGCTCACCATGAGGAGCCGGACGAGTTCCCGGGGCGTGAAGGTCTCTTTCTGCCGCTCGGCCAGCTTGTAGGCCCGCACGCCGTCGAAGGGATTGACGGCGATGCGCCCGTGACGCCGCAGCCAGGAGAAAAACGGCCGGAAGTTCGCCAGATAGCCGTTGGCGCAACTCTTGGACCGCCCCTCCGTGGCCAGCAGCGACCGATAATCCTCGGCCATCGCCGGCGTCACTTGATCCACCGGCGGATCCCCGAACCAGGCGACGAAGTACTTCAGGGCCTGCTCCTTGAACCGGATGCTCGACGGCCGCAGATCGGCCCGAGCCAGATACAGTTGAAAACAGCTTGCGATCGACTGTTGCATGACACACCTCTACTTTCCGTCGGCCCTCACAAGCCGACCGTACCGTACCGGTTGTCGCGACGTCTCGCAAGACTGTTGTGTTCCACTCGTATGGGCCTTAGTCACCTCGGCGCTGGTTGTCAAAGAGCATGCCGTGCGGAGATTTGAGATTTGAAATCTCAGATCTCAGATCGCCGCGAGGGCAGACCGGGTCCGCCCACGATTTTTCTCTTGATTCCTCATCTTGAATCTGTTATTCTCAAACCCGCACGGAGGCGGACTTCTTCACGGGGATCGGATCAGCCCGATCCGCTTCTCATCCCACGGACGACTGCCACGGACATCGAAGTTTTCTTCGGCCGCTGCCGCGGTTGCCGCCGCGTCGCGACCTCCTCTTCGGCCCTCCCGGGCCCTGCCGCTGAGCGTCCATCCCTGTCGGCCCAACCGGGTGCGCAGCCTACATGACGCGACATCCGTTGTCAAGCGTTTGCGAGCGTTGGTCGCCATAATTTTCTGCCCGACGACGTTCAGGACAGTACGTGTCATAATTTAAGTCGTGCTGCGGTTTGGGTTTGCGGACGAGGGGCGAAAGGACATATTTTTATGCACATGGCGCGAAAAATCAGAACCACAGTCGTTGTGACGGCCGCCGCCGAGGCGGTCCTCCAAAAGTACCGCAACAACCTGGGTCTCAAGGGCCCCCTGTCGGTCGGCCTGCTGCTGTTCGACCGGCTGGAGCCCGGGGAGCAACTGGAGCGGATCCGCCGCGCCGAGGAGGCGGACCATGACCCCGGAGACCTGCTGGCCCTGTTGCGACATCTCGTGGCGCAGGTGCCGGAGGCGGCGTTGGCGGACCTCACGCCGCCGGAGGGCGAGGCCCTGCGCCGCTACCGCCATGCGGTCGCGGCGGAAAACGCCGCACGCACAGACGAAGCCGCCGCCGCTGCTGCCGTTCGACGCGCACCAGCAAAGCGCAGGCGTAGTCCGGGTCGTTGAGACCGCGCAGGACCTGGCCGAGGCGCTCGATGGTGTTTTCCAGGAAGGTGTTTACGGTGGGTGCGTTCCTCGATGTCATCACTGTGCTCCTCCCTCTGCCATAGCAGGGTGCCGCGCCGCCATTCGGTGCATAGATCAAGGCGCACGCCGGGCCCGGGCGGTAGATGAAAAAAAGGGTGAAATCAGGAAAAAACTGCGTCACTTCCAGCGGGCCCCGAGGAAGTTGAACACCAGCAGGACGATCTGCGCCACGGTTACGCCCACGACGATCCAGCCCAGCCGCCCCCAGCGGGCCCAGGCCTCCTTGATCGTCCGGACGTCGTCCACGATCCCCGGATCGCCGTTTTTGCCCTTGAGGATGTGCAGGATCTCGGTGTTCGTCTGCTTCGAATCCTTCTCGATCCGTGCCATCGTTTCCTTCGTCTCCTTCTCGATCCGGTCCATCCGGGGTTTGCAGACCTCTGCGAACCGTTCGTCTTCCGTCATCGCCCGCTCCTGTTGTGAGGTATTACTTCTTCCGGTTCGCCCGGGTTCTCGCCCGGCTCAGGTCCGCGGGGCTGGGCCGGTGGCCTTTCTGGCGTTTGTACTCGTCCGTCAGGGCCGCAACCAGCTCTTCCTGGCCTTTGTGGGGCTTGTTGTTCGCGGCATAGGTGTTCTGGGCCAGATACTCCAGCAGTTCGGCGGGCTTGGGGGCCTCCTTCGTCGCTTTCGCCGCACGCCGCACGAGGGCGTCCATCCGCCCGAACAGCTCCTTCTTTCGCGCGGCCGTCAGGTCGTTGGCCTCCGTCTCTTTGCGGATCTCGGCGAGCTGGCGCCCGATCCGCTGGTAGACGTGCCGCTCGTACAGCTCCCGGCCGCCGGCCTTCTTCGAGCCCGCCTTCTGGTCGAGCCGCTCCAGCCGCTGGTAGAACTTGTCGAGCCCCTCGCTGGGCCGGTCGCTCTGGCGGGTGAACAGGGTGCCCACCACCGGAATATCGGCCGCCTCGGTCGCCCTCGCTTTGCCCACCACAACATCCGCCGTCCGGGCCAGACGGCGGTACATCCCGCCGCTGTACGAATCGACCAGATGCTCCAGTTGCACGGGGGACAGGCCGGTCTTTTGGCCGAGGTAGCGCATCAGCGTCGTCGTGTAGGGCCGCACGCGGTCCTCGGGGAGCTTGTGCTTCATCGCCTCCGACTCGATCGGCACGCCCCGGAAGTCCTCGTTCTTGTAGAAGACATCGACCAACGGCCCCAGGGCCGCCGGCCAGGTGAAGGGATTGCTCCGCCGGGCGGCGATGGCGAAGATCTCCCGGATCTGGCCCTGATCGTCGCGGAACGCCCGGTCGAGGGCCGCCACGGGCAGGGCCTGGAAGACGTGGCCCAGCTCGAAGGGGATCGGGATCCGCACGATATGCTTCGTGCCCGGGATGCGGAAATGCAGGTAGTTGGCCTTCTCGTGGTCGGTGAGCCGGGCGTACCAGTCGTCGTCGTCCGTCACCGCCCTCCACCACAGGACGACCGCCGGCAACGTCAGGCCGGCCAGCGCCACGGCGAACGACCGCCCCGGATGGCGGCGGAAGGTCCGCAGGATCTTGTCCGGGCCCTGGATCCCGGCGTTGAAGAAGGGAATCAGCTCGTTGAGCATCTTGCCGATCGACCCGTGGCGGGTGAAGTTGACCGTGACGTCCTGGCCGGCGTTCAGGGCGTAGATCGCCGCGTCCTTCGAGCCGGCCCCCCACTTCTTCGAGGCGTACTCGTAGGCCTTCTCGAATTCCTGGATGCGGGGTCCCAGCTCCGAGATCCCGAACAGCTCCCGCAGGGCCTCGATGGGGTGGCGGACCGTCTTGACCGCCCAGCCCTGGCCGAGTTCCTGCACCAGCCGCTGCGTGGCGATCCGGTCATGGAGGAGCTGGCCGGCCATCTCGCCGCCGAGGGCCTTGAACCGCCGCGCCGACTCCGTGCCGGCGATGTCCTTGACGACGCCGAGCGCCGAGGAGACGGGCCCGCCCCGCGTATGCTCGCCCGTGATCAGGGCGGTCAGGCCGTCGCGGATGAAGTTGCGGACCAGGCCGAACGAAGGATTCAGGCCCGTGGCCCCGAGCGTCACCATCCGCTTGACCTTGCCGAACGGCGCCAGGAACCAGGGCAGCCGGTAGACGTCCAGGCCCTCGATCGCCCGGTACAGGTCCGGATCGACCTCGAACCACTGCTTGACGCCATCGACGTAGAGACTGACGATGTTGTCCTTGCCGTAGTACTGCGAGGCGTTCATCCAGATGGTGATGACGTCCTCCCAGGGGCCCTTGTCGATCGGGATGTCGTCCGGATCGAGGCCCAGCCGCTCGACGGCGATCTGCTTGATCTCGTTCTTGATCCGCTCCGATTCGAACTGGACCTTCTGCTTCGGCGCGGGGACCTTCCAGATCGAGCCGGCCAGACCGGGCGTCTTGGCGGCCTCATAAATGGCCTTGGCGACCATCGCCTTGTGGGCGACGGAGAAGAACTTCTCCGCCTGCTGGATCATGCTCTCGAAGGGGTCTTTGATCTGGCGGCCGGAGCCTTTCATCCGCTTGACGGGTTTGCCCGGCTGGGCGACGCTGCGGCCGGTCCCGGCGCTCTGCGGGCGGGTCTCCCCCTCGGCGAACGCCCGGAAGAGCGGGATGTACACGAGGGTCTTGTTCAGGAGGTCCCGGACCTTGGGATCGAAGCCCCCCGCCTCGACGAGATAATCGAGCACGTCCCGATTCCACTTGGTCACGGCGTCGGCCGTCTTCTCCCAGGCGTCCGTCTTATCGCGTTCGTAGACGTACTGGGCATCGGCCTGGCTGATGCCGGGGTTCTTGCCCTCGCCCCAGCGCTGGAGGGCCTCCTTGGCGTAGAGCCAGCGGGTGAAGCGCCGGAAGTCCTTCCGCGGGACCTCAGAGACCGTCTCCCGCAGGGAGGGCCCCACGTGCTCGCCGGCGACGTCGGTCGTCTCGGCATTGACGAAGTGCCGGGCGATCGAGGGGGCCTTGCTCGCGTAGGCGGTCCCCAGCTCGAACGGGTCCTCGCTCGGCCGCAGCTCCCGTCCGGCGACCGCTACCGCCTCGGAGAGTCGCCCCAGCGGGGCCAGATCCGTCCGGAACGCCGTGTCCAGCCAGCGCCCCTGGCGGGCGACGCGCTCGCCGAGCGGGCCCTGGATGGGCTTACGGCTGATCTGGGCCTCGATCCGGGCGTCGGCCCCCTGCTGGCGCCACCTGTCGATCAGGCCGCGGAGGGTCTCGACCTTGGCGGCGGTCTCGGGCCGAGTCTTGAGGAACACGTTCTCGAAGTAGGCGAACAGCGCCGGGGCCTTCGTCTTGGCCTCGTCGGTCGTCAGGTACAGCCGCAGAAACTCCGCCCAGCCCTCGCTCTTGTACCCGCCGGGCGGCTTGCGTGTGCCGTAAAGGGCCTTGCCCAACTCCAGCAGCTCTTTGCGAATGTCAGACGACGGAGGTTTGCGGCTCCAGTGCTTCTCCACATGCCAGTCGATGTAGTGGCCCAGCTCGTGGATGGCGGTCCCCAGGTTCTGCAGGTCCACCAGGCGGATGCCCACCGCGTGGGGTGAGAACCACCCGGCCCGCATTCCCGTGGGGTGGGTCGCCTTGCCCTTGACGGGGACCCTGAAATTCCGGCGGACATAGTCCACGATCTCGCGCGGCGCGATCGGCTTGCCCGTGTCGCCCCGGGCCTGGCGCTCCACGCGGATGCGGCCGACGTCGATCTCGTTATACTGCGGATAGCCCGGCTCTACGCCCCCATCACCCGGTCCGGGCGTTCCCGGCGGAACTTCGCCTCCAGCTCGTCCAGGACCTTCAGGACCTTGTCCACGTCCAGCCCCTCCTTCCGGCCCTGGTTCAGCCACGCCTCCTGGGCCGCCTGCGCGTGCGTCGTCAATTTCCTGGCTGCTTCCAATTTGCCTAAGAAGATCCGCTCGGACGGATTGAGAGTACTGGCGATTGAACGTGCGGTCGAGTTGCTCATAGCCGTATTTCCTCAATACCCGGGCGATCGCGCGGGTCGCCCGCGCCTGCTCCAGGATCGTCATGCCGTTGAAGCGGGTCAAGAGTCCCGCGTACTTTTCCGTGTGCTCGCGCGAGGACTGGTGCGTGATCTCGTGCATCATCGTGGCGACCATCTGGCCGGCCATCCGCTCGGCGTAGTCATCGGCCGCCAGGTCGGAGGAACACCACAGGCCCGGCACGTTCAGCAGGACCTGGCTGTTCTTGGCCCCGACGTAGGGCCCCAGGACGTGCAGGCCGGCCACGCCCTTGGAGAACATGAACCCGTAGAAACGCAGATTCTTGTCCCGCAGCTTGGTCCCGAGCTTGTCCGTGATCCGGCGGAAGGCCGCGTGGAGCTGGTGGGCCAGATCGGTATAGACCGGGTCCGCCGCCCAGTCGGCCAGGGTCTTCGGATCGAGCGACTCGGAGAGATCCACCATCCGCAGCCGGCTGCCGCGGACCCGCGGGGCCCGGCGCAGGGCCCGGCGATACCGCCGCTGCTGCTGGTCAAGCGTCTCGCCCGGCGGCGGCGCCAGCTCGATCCTCTGCATCGCGGGACTGCCCGGTTCCTCCTCCGTCTCCTCTTCATCGACGAGGCCGGCGCCATCTTCCGACGCGACCTCTTCTCGTTTGAAACTCAGGGCCTGGGACAGTTCCGCGAAACGGATCTTGGCCTGCGTCAGTTCCTGCTCTTTTTCGAATTTCTGCCCCAGCGTCTTTTGGGCCACCGCCAGATCCGCCTGGGCTTGTTTCACCCAGGGGCGGTCCCAGACCAGCCCGAATTGGGGCTGGTCGAGGAGGTTGCGAATGCGTCGGACGTTGCCGGCGGCATCCTCGCCGATGGAATTTTCGTAGGACAGTCTGCGCTGGGCCACCCAGACGAACTGCTGTGCGCCCTGCACGCCGCGGGCATCCATCGTCACCCGCAGATAGATCTTGAAATCCCCGATGTCGCCGACGTGGAAGCCTTCGCCCAACATCTCGGAGAAGCTCTTGATCGTCTTGCGTTTGGCCTCCAACGCCTCGGCCGCCTCGTGTTCTTTCTCATACGTGACCCCATCGATCGTAAGGGGCCGGCCTTCGGGGACGGCTTCCACCGCCGCCTGATCGTCCTCCAGGATCCGAATCTTCTCCTGGGTCTCAGCGATGGCCTTCGGCAGTTTCGCCGCCGCTTGTTCCGACCGCCACTGCTCGTCCTGCCAGGCGCTTTTTTCGATCTGCAGTTCCGCCAGTTTGGCCCGCGCCCGGGTCCACTCCAGGAGCCTCGGATCGCCGGAGGCCAGGGCCTTGGTCTCGGCCAGACTGGCGACGTCCTTCGTGACGTTCAGAATGCTCCGCTCGCTGGTCCCGCGCACCATGAACTCGTTCAGGGCCCGGGCCTTCATCTCGATCAACTGCCAGACCCAGGCGTCGTAGGTCTTCTTGGTCACATAGCGGAGGTCCCGCACCTGCCGGTTGGTATTGCCCTGGCGGATCATGCGGGCCTGGCGCTGATCGACCTCGTCGGCGCGCATGTGCTGGGGCGCGTCCAGGTTGTGGGAGGCGTAGAGCCGCTCCTGGAAATTGGAGCCGACCCCGAGCATCTCTGTGGTCGCCACGAGTACCCGCAGCTCGCCCGCGTTCATGTCGTCGAACATCTGCACCCGGGCCTTGTCAGTCTTGGCATCGTGCGCGAAGGCGATCTCTTTTTCCGGGACTCCCCGAGCGACGAGTTTGGCCTTGAGGTCCGCGTACAGGTTGAAGTTGGCGCCGCCGGGCACGCCCATGTCCATCCAGACGATCTGGGTGAGACGCCGGTCCGCGGTCTCTTTCCAGATCTCGTGAATGTTCGCCGCGGCCCGGTTGAGCTTGGAGCCCGGGTCGTCTTTCGCCTCCTTATCGATCAGGCGCCAATCCAGCGCGGCCTTGCGGCCGTCCGACATGACCATCAGGGCGTTGTCGAGGGGAATCCCCCGCTCGTCTTTCGGCACGGAGCCGTCCCGGATCGCCGTCAGGCGGGGGATCAGGACCTGGTTGTAGAAGGTTTCGACCCGCTTGGACGGTTCGACCTCGACCACTTCCGGCTTGTCCCCCTCAAGGGCGGGGATCTCCAGGTCCAGATCGCCCCGCATCTTGACGTCGCAGAATTCCCGAAAGAGCGTGGACAGCTCGGGGATGTTGTTGAACTGGCGCATCCGCTGGACCGGAATCGGCTCGCGGCCGGTAATGTCCAGTTCGAAGTCCATCGCCATGTCGGCGAACGTGGCGGCCCAATCGTCAAAATTCTGGATGCCGAGGTTCTCAAGTTGGTCCGGGCGCAGGTAGCGCTGGAGCGTGTACATCTCGGCCAGCGTGTTGGACATCGGCGTGCCGGTGAGAAAGACGACGTTGCGGTCGCCGGTGATCCGGTTGATCCACCGCGTCTTGACGAACAGGTCCATCGCCCGCTTGGCGTGGGAGTTGGACAGGCCCTTGATCCGGTCCCGCTGGGTCCAGAAAAAGAGGTTCTTGTACTTATGGGCCTCGTCCACGATGATGCCGTCGATCCCGATGTCTTCCAGGAACGGCCCCGCGTCCGCGCTGTGCTGATCCAGGTCCTGCTTGAGCTGGTCGATGACGGATTCCATCTCGGCCGCCATCCGCTTGACGAGCCGCGTGGCCTTCTGGCCTTCCGCCCGTAGCTGCCTGGCCTGATCTTCATAGTGACTGCGGATGGCCCGAATCTCCCGCTCGATGGTTTCTCCGGCCCGCTTGCTGTCATAAGGCAATTTGCGAAACTGGTCGTGCGTGACGACGATGGCGTCCCAATCCCCCGTCATGATCCGGGAGAGGAACTGTGCCCGACCGTGCTTGCTGAAGTCTGTTTCCTGGGCGACGAGGATCTTCGCGGACGGATACATCCAGTAGAAGGTCCGCTGCCACTGGCCGATCGTGTTCTTGGGCACGACGACCACGGGCTTTTTGGCCAGGCCGATCCGCCGCCACTCCATGGCGATCGCCACGCCGCTGAGGGTCTTGCCGGCGCCCATCGTGTGGCCGATCAGGCAGTTCTGACTCTGCAGGGCCCGCCACACGGCGTCTTTCTGATGCGGGTCCAGCTCGACGGTCGGATTCAGACCGGGCAAGGTCAGATGACTGCCGTCCATCGTGGGCAGGACGTTCGTGTTGACCCGGTCATTGTAGACGCGCGCCAGGGCTTCTTTCCGCGCCGTCGTCGCCAGGCACCACTTCTCAAACTGCTGCTTGATGGCCTCGGCCTTGAGATTGGCCTTGGCCGTTTCCTCCGCGTTGAGGATCGAGATCTTCTTGCCGCTGGCGTCCTCGATGCTGTCCCGGACGGTGATCGATCGGCCGTTGAGAACGGCCTTGAACAGATCGATGGCGTTCCGCCGTTCCGTGCCCCATTTGCTCGTGGCGAGAATGCCGTAACTGGTGCGCTTCTTGGTCACGTCCCACTTGCCGGTCGGATGGCGCGTGACCGTGTAGTTGTCGCCCCCTTCGAGAATGTCGTTGATGAACTCCGTGAGGACCTCGGGGCCGATCCAGCTCGAGCCGATCCGGTAGCTGATCTTGTGGGGCGGCACATCCGCCGGCTGCGCCGCGCGCAGGGCCTCGACGTTGCGCGTGTAGCGTTCATCCAGCTTGGCCGCCGCTTCCGCCTGGCGGAGTTTCTCGCGGACGTTGCCGGTCAGATAATGGTCGCTGGTCTGGTATTGCCTCGAGACGGGATCGAGGAACACCTTGTCGCCCAGGGCCGTGAGCAGCTCCTGCTCCGCCAGGCTCGTCTTCTCCGCCATCCATTCCAGATTGACGCGGGCGAACTGGCTCAGGGACGCCGGCAGCGCGTCCTCGGGGCGGGCGATGTGCTCGACGGGCTTGTAGGGATGCTGCGTGCGTTTCGTGAAGATCTCGGATTTGGTGACCTTGCCCTTGGAGACGCTGTCGAGCGTCGTCAGGGCGCCCCAGTCGGGGTCGTCATCCAGGTGCCGGCTGTTCTGGGTACTCGAAAGCGGGCCGAATTTCTTCGCGAAGCCGTCATACTCGGTGTTGAGGGCCTGGCGGGCGGCCTCGACCTGCTCGTCCGTCGCCTCGGGATTGAGCTGCTCGGACAGGAGCTGACGAAAGGCGTCGCGCACGCCGATCAGGGCGGTCACGCGCTCGTACTCTGCTGCGGGGATCTTGGCGCGCACGAGTTTGCCGTCGAGGTTCTGGAGGATCGTACCTTTCTGCACGACGTAGGCGTTTTTCTTCATGTTCTGGGGGGCCAGATCCTCCCACTCGGACGACACGAGGTCGTCCTGCCGCTGTTGCTGATGTGCCTCCAAAGGCTCCGCGAGTTTCAGGCTCGTGAAGAACCGCCCGATCTCGGTCCGCAAATCCAGACCCGGTCGGGGCTCGACGTTGTAGGAGCCGCCCCGGTACATCGTGCCGCTGGCCTTCTGGATGCCCAGGATGTTCTCGGGATGGGAATGATAGTAGGTGTTGACAGGAAAAGCGGAAACGCCGCCCTCAATCGTCATGCCCAGGGTCGGGCCGATGTCGATGCCGCGGTACTCCCCTTTCTCCCGCTTCTGGAACACGACGAGGTCCGTCACGACCTCGGTGTGAGCCAGCTCCTTGAACGCCGTGTAGGGCAGACGCACGGCGCCGAGGAAATCGGCCTGGTCCATCAGGTACTTGCGCGTCGTGTTGGCCTGCTTGTCGAGCGTGCCCTTGGAGGTGATGAAGACGATCAGGCCGCCGGGGCGGGTCTTCTTCATCGCCTTGGCGAAAAAGTAGTCGTGCAGCAGAAACCGCATCCCCCCCAGCTCCGGATCGGCCACGGAGACCTTGCCGGAGAACGGGACGTTGGAGACGAACAGGTCAAAATACCCATCCGGCAGCCGCTCGTCCTGGAAAAGACCCTGGCGGGTGTCGGAACGACGATAGAGATATTTCGCGATCGAAGCCGCGGTCGGGTCGAGGTCCCCCATGTAGATCTTGGAGCCGGACTCGATGGCCTCCGGCATCAGACCCACGAACAGGCCCACCCCGCAGGAGGGCTCGGCGATCGCGCCCGGCTGGACGCCCAAGGCCGTCAGGCCGTCCCAGATCCCCTGGATGACCTCGGGCGAGGTATAGTGGGCGTTGATGACGGAGCGGACGGTCTCGTCGTACTGGTCGTCGCCGAGCAGATCGCGGAGTTCTTGCTTGAGGGGTAGCCACTCGGGCTCCCAGCCGAAAATGTCGGGGATGCCGCCCCAGCCGACGTACCGGGCGAGGACGTCCTGCTCCTCGGGCGTCGGTTCGCGCTTCTCCCGGTCCAGTTGCTTGACCAGACGCAAAGCCGCCAGATTTGCCTTGGCCTTGGTCTTGGGACCGCCTTTGCCTATGGCTCCGGGGTCGGTGATGCGGTAATTTCGTAGATGTACTGCCTCTCCGCGTCGCTCTGGGCGTTCGCCACGTTCAGCCCCTTGCGGTTGGCGTTCTGGACCGCCTGCCTCACGCTCCGGGCCGCCTGGTTGCAGTGCTTCTCCAGCTCGCCCGACGCCTTCAACTGGCGGTACAGCTTCGGGGCGTTCTCCCGCAGGACGTCGGCCCTCAGTTTTGCCAGGCCTCTCAACATCGACTTTCTCCTGTTCTCCCCCTGATTCTACCCCTTTCGGGGCCTCGGGGGCAAGGGGAACCTGCCCCTTTTGCTCCTGAACCTCATCCCAGGCCATGTTGAGGTAGGGCCGAATGCCCTCGCCCAGATCCGCCACGACCTTGGCCGACCAGTCGGCAAAGGCCCGGGCGCCGGCCTCGAAGTGGTACAGGCCCAGCTTGACGACGTCCGACCATTCCTGCGGATCGAAGAAGATCGTGCCGCCCGCCTCGCGCCCCCCGGGCAATTTGCCCATCTTTTTCTGGAGCCGGGCCTTGATCTGCTCGTACTCGTCGGGCGTGACGAGCGTGTTCTGGGCGCCCCAGGCGGGCCGCTCGGCTTCCGGGGCGGGGGGTTTCGCGGCCGGGGTCGGCTTCGGCTCTACGATCGGCGGGGCGCCTTCGCCCGTGGGCACGACGGTCCGTTCGACCTTGCCGGTGGGCTTCTCCGTCGTCGGCTCGACGACAGCGACACGATGGCCGGCCTTGAGCATCGCCTTGAGGTATTTGTCCTTCTCACTGATCGGCACGCCCGCCAGACGGACGGTCTTACCCCGGTCGTCCTGCCGACTGGTCAGCGTCAGGCCCAGGACCTTCGCGGCCAGATCGGCGTCCTCGTTGAACATCTCATAGAAGTCGCCGGACCGCATGAACATGACAACATTGGGATGCTCGGTCTTGAAGTGCCGCCACTGCTTCATCAGGGGAGATTCGATTGCCTTGGGCTTTTGGGCAGGTTTCTCAGGCGCTTTCACCGGCCGGGCTTCGGCCTGGGGGGTGCCGAATTTATCCACCAGCTCGTCAAACTCGCCCTGGAGCATTCCAAGTCGATTGTTTTCCTCTTTCGTTCGCTCGTCGCCCTTCTGCGCGAGATCTGCGATCTTCTGGCGCAGGGGGATGATCCGATCCCGCCACTGCGGCCAGTCGCGGACCATGTCGTTGCGGATGACGGCTGTGGGCAGTTGTGTCCACTTGCGGATCTCGGCGATGGCGGTTTCCCGTACCTCCTCAGCCATGCCGGGCAGGGCGCCCGTCCGCCGCTCTTGCTCGGTCGGGCCTGGCTTCGCGGGTTTCTCGGCGGGTGCTTTCGCCTCCGCCGCCTGGCCGCCGAACTGGACAATTTGCGTATGCCCGAAAATCTCCCGGAGCCGCTTCATCGATTGACCCGCGTCGTCCATATCGGCGTGCCGGGGCACGTTGATGATGACCCCGTCGTATCCTTGGGCTTCGATCTTGCGCCGGACCTCCGCGAACAGCGGCATCCGTTCCTTGTTGCTGTAGGGCACAGGCTGGCCCATCAAGGTGGCCAATTGGTCATCGTTCGTCAGGACATAGGGCTTCTTCAGTGCGACCTGCCCCCGTTCGATCTGCGGGCCATACCGGCTTGCGTCTTTCTCATCAATCGCCCAGTAGCGGCCTTCGCCCAGCACCGGCCCCGTCACGTCAGGGCCATAGATCGATGCCCAGTCGGTTCGGCCTTGTCCCCGGAACGCCGGCACGGAAACCGGTTGCCCGGACGCCGGTTCCCTGCCCTCGGCCGTTCGCAGGATGTCCGGCCGGGACATTTGATATAATTCGTCTTTGGTAGCGCCGTGCTGCTCCAGCATCTTCCGCATTTCGGGATCGAGCGACGACGCCGGTTTGAGGCCCGACTCCGGGCGTTTTGCGGGTTGCGGCGTTTGGCCTTGGAGCTTGGCTCGCTCCTCGCCCAGGGCTTTGATTTTGGCCTCGACCTCGCGGATCTTCCTGCCGCCATCATTCATGGCCAGATCATAGGCCGAATCCATCCCCGGTCCGCGCAGGCGCTTGAGTTCCTTGTCGATGTCGGCAATCCGCTTGGCGGCGGCATGCGTCAGTTGTGTTCTCGGCGGTTGTGTCGGGACAGCTCCGGGCTTCGCCGCCGCCGGCGGCTCCGGCGGCTCCTTCGCCGACTCCGCGACCTCTTCCCCGAATTTGCGGACGAGGCGGGCAATCGCCTCCTCTTTGGAGTAGCCGCCACCACGCGGGTCGCCGCCCAACTCGGTCACGAGGCCGGGCGTATCGGAAGGTTCCACAGCCACCCAGCCGGTCGGCCCGGTGTCCTTGATGCGGTACTCCTTGCCGCCGACCGTCGTCTTGCCCGTCTCGGCCAGCTCGCGCCGCGCCCGGTCCGCAGGGGTCTCGGCCAGCTTCACTTCTTCGGCGGTCCCGGCGGGCTGGGCGGCAGTCGGGGCCGCAGCGGCCGCACCGGCCGCGGGGGCCACAGCGGATGCACCTGCCCCTTGTCCGGGGGCGGGTGGAGCGGCGGACTCGGCTTGCGCTTCTTCACGGCCTCGGCCCTCCAATTCCCGTTCCAGTGCGTCCAGATCGATCGGGGCCCCTGCGGTTGCCGGGCGACCGGGCTCGGGCCGTGCCTTCCCCGCGCCCAGCGCCCGCTCTGCGCCGTATTTCAGCGCACCCGGCACCGAGAACGACGCCAGCATCTCCGGCGTGTTCGTGACATCCTGCCAGAACGCGGCGCCCATCCGCTCCAGCACCCCGGCGTCTTTGCCGGCGCCGAAGTCATCGACTTTCGTCACCGCCCGCATCTGGTCCCCGAGGTACTCCTCGCCCAGCTCCTGCAAGACGCCGTGGAAGCCCGCCGTCGTGGCGATCTTGTCCGTGAACTGCTTCAGGGAGACATTGGGATGGAGCTTGCGATAGCCCGCGTACAAACGCGGCATGACCTTACTGCCGATCCGCGTCTTGCCCAGGACCCGGCCGACCCCGCCGGCGACGGCGCCGATCCCTTCGCCGGACCGTTCCGAGATCGCCTCGATCGCCGTGTCGCCCCAGGCCTTCAAGAGATCCGTGTGGGGAGACTCTTTGGACCAGGTGAATTCCGGCTGGCCGGACTCGTCAAATTCGACGTTTCCCGGCAGGCGGCGCTGGAGATAGTTCGCCGCGATCCGGTGGGGCATCAATGTGCCCTGGACCGTTCCGCCCGCAATCCCGCCGCCGACAGAGCCGGCAGCGCGGACAGCCTGGCCCGCCACCTTGCCGGCCACCTTCTTCATGACCTGTTTCTTGACGCCGGTGGAGAGGGCTTTCTCAATCGACTCCTTGACCGCGCCCTTGGCCGCGCCGCCCGCTGGTCCCGTGAGAGCAATATCGGCCATGAAGCTCGGCATCTCACCGAGAATGTCCCCGATCCGACCGCCGGCCAATTCGCCGCGTTGGGCGGCCTCTTGTGTCTCGCGGACCCAATCGGTGACAAGCTGGAGGTCCCGCTCCCGCTGCTCGGCGGCGCTGATGGGGGGCCGGGCCGGAGGCAAGACCATGCCCGCCATCATCCCGGAGGGATAGCCGGGCTTCTCGATGTCCTGATACGTGCCGGCCTCCAGGCGTTTGGCGGCATCCATCACGTCGAGCAGGGCCTGCGCCTGAAACACGCTGCCGGCCAGCGGCACGAACTTCTCCGGCCGCGCGACAAACGATTCCTTGAGCGCCTGCGCCTGCTGGGCCAGCGGCGGCGCCCCCGGCCGCAGGACCTCGACCGCCGTCGCGCCCGTGCCCGCCAGCAGACCCAGGGGCACACCGCCCTTGGCGGCAACGCGGGCCGCGACCTTCTGCGCCAGCGTGCCCAGCGTCGAGGGCCCGGCCGCTCCCGGCGACGCGACAGCGCCGGGAAGACCCGCGCCTTCGCCCAGGATTTGGGGCACCTGGCCCACAGCGGCAGTCGGCGGCGCCTCGATCCCCTGCGCCCAGAACGCCGTCTCGGGCGTCTGCATCCCCCCGGCCTGGACCCGCTGCGCCAGATCGGCTACCTCTTCGGGCGAGCCCGGCTCCGGCGCGAGCCACCGCTCGGCGATCCCGGCCAGGGCGGCGCTCCGCACGGCCTGCTGGCCCGCCCCGCGATTGAGGTCCTGCTCCAGGGCGTCCAGGTCGAACGCGGCGTGACTCGGTCCGGAGGGCCGCGCTGCGGCCGGCGTCAATCCGGTCAATGCGGTCAATGAGGTCCCCTGAGTCCGACCGGCAGCGGCCCTCGGGGCCGGGGCGGCCAGTTCCCGCTCCAGGAGGTCGAAGGCGAGCGCCGCCATCAGTATTCCCCTCGAGGGCTCTGGTTCTTCTGCACGGCCGCCAGGACCTTCTCCTGGCCATGCTGGTGAATGAGCTTCAAGAGCCGCTTCTGCTCGGCGGATCCCTGGCCGGCGAGGACTTCCTTCATCGGCGCCGACAGGTCCGTCTCGTTGAGCAGCCGACCCGTCTGCCGCATCACCTCGGCGTACTCCGGACTGGCCTTATAGCTCTTGACCGCCTTGGCCGCGGTCCGCAGCGTATCGGCGGGCGCGGCTTTCGAGGCGGCGACTTTCCCCGCGTTGCGGACCGTCACGCCGCCGGCGCCCTCGACCTGCGTGAGGGCCGCGTCCACCTGTCTTGGATCCGGAATCCCCGCCAGGGCCATCCCGGCCCCCCGGGCGACGCCGCCCCCGACGTTCGGCAACGGTCCGCTGCGGGCGGTCGCCGGCGGCCGCTGCAATCCCCGCGTCATGGCCCCCGCCATCGTCTCGGGCTGCGGCGGCTCGTCCGGGATGGAGGCGATCGCCATGCCCTGCCCGGCCGGGACCTTGGCCCGGCCGCGGGCGACGCTGAGAGCTTCCTGGGAGAGCCGCTGCGCCTCTAAGGGCGCGGCGGTCGGTTCCTGCGGCGTTGCCGTCCCGGCCGGGGCGCCGCCGCCCTCCAGCTCCTGGAGGCTCTGCATCCAAACCCGATGCACCGGGTTCTGGGGATCGTAGACGTCCTCCTCGTCCCCGCTGAAGGGCTGCTGGCCCATCAGCTCGGCAACCGCCTTGGCCCGCTGGACCGGATCGGTCGCCTTCGTCTGCGTCTGCGGCGACTGAAACTCCCCGGGCTGCAGCGCTCCGCCCGCCACGCCCGGCAGATACTTGTTGGTCACGTGCGCCGACAGGCGCTGCGCCGCGGGGCTCTGCATCCAGTCCGGATTCGTCCGCGCCAGCTCGGTAACGACCTGGAGGTCCCGCTGGAGTTGCTGCTTGTCCCGGTACGACTGCATCGCCTGCGGGGCGAGCGCCTCTTTGAGCCCCTCATGGGCCGCCCCCAGCGCCCGCGGGGCCGCCATCGCGATATCAGATAACGCCTTGCCGAGTGCCATGGATCGCTCCTTACCGGTTCCACATGGGAGACTCTTTGGTCAACAGGCTGCCCCAGCCCCCGCCGAACGCCGAGCCCAGCCCCTCCGCCGCCGAGCCCAGCAGGGAAGCGCCCAGGCCCGGACCCGTCGTCTTCTGCACCGAGGTATTGAAGTTCGCCGTCAGCAGTTGCAGCAACGTTTGCAGCGTCTGCGGATCGGCGATCTGGTTCTCCTCGGCGAACCTCTGCATCGCGGCGTTGATCTCGTTCTGCTGCTGCTGCTGCTCGGCCTCGGCGATCCCGTACAAGGCGCCCGTCCCCTGGATCCCCGCCAGGGCCTGGCTCTGCGGCTGGCTGATGTACTCGCCCGCCAGGGGGATGGCCGACAGGGCCCGCCCCGCCTTGGCCTCGGCGAGGCCTTTGTTGGCCTCCTCCGCCCCGTAGCGCAGGGCCCCGTACTGGCTGGACAGCGTGTCGCCCAGGTCCTCGGCCCCCTTCTGGACCGCCTTCATCCGCGCCGTGGACCAGTAGCCGGGTCCCGAGTACGCTTCCTCGATCTCCGGCCGCGTCTCTTGGGTCCACTGCTTGCGGGCCGGGGCCTCGTAGGCGCTCTTAAAGAGCTGGTTGACGGACTCCTCCGTGTAGGGCTCGGCCCCCATCTCGCCGGCCAGGATGTCCGAGAGAGCCCCGCCCGTCTGGCCGTACATCTCGCCGCCCGTCGTCGGTTGCAGGTACTGGGACCAGGCCCCCAGTCCGCCCAGCAGGCCCTGCTGCGTCCCGGTCAGACCGGCCACCCGCTGGCCGGGGTAGACGTTCGGGCCGCCCTGCACTTCGCCATAGACATCCGGCAGAAAGCTCTCCATGATCTGTTTCTGCACGGGCAGATACGAGGTGGTCGTGCTTTTGCTCTTGCCGCTGCTGAACAGTCCCATGCTCGATTCTCCTTACCGGTTCTCTTCCAGCACCGGTTCCATGACTTCCATCTCCCGGGCTTCAAATGTGCTGCCGCAGGTGCTCATCAGGGCGAACTGGATCTTCTCGCTCGTGCGGTTGACGAAGTACTGCCGGGTCCCGGCCGTGGCGTCCAAGGCGACCGAGGCGTCGATCCGCGTCCAGGAGGACAGCTCCGTACTGTCGAAATTCGCCGTCCGGAAGTACACGAGCATCTGGCCGTCGTTGTCGGTGGTGGGCTTGCGGGCCGTGACGCGCAGGCCCGGCCAGCGTTTCTGCAGGCCCGGCGTCCCGCCGTCGAAGACGGGCGTCAGGTGCGGCGCCGTGACGTTGACGCCCGCCACGGTGCCCGACAGCGACGGGTCGAAGGCCCAGAGGAATCCCGAGTCGTCGCCGACGACCAAGGCCTCCTCGGTCTTGTAGACCTCCAGGACGTCCGCGTAGCTCTCGCCGTCGGCCGTCCAGACGGTGAACGGCACGCTCGCCGGCGCGTCCGTCGTATCGGAAACCGCCAGGGACGGGTCCCGCTCGTGCAGGCGCAGGAAGGTATTGGAGACCTCCGCCAGCGCGTAGTAATGGTCCCCGTAGCGGCAGTTCGTCCAGGAGGAGCCATCCTCCACCAGGACGATGTCGCCCGGCGTGACGTCCGAGAGAAAGGCCCCCGTCGCGCAGGACAGGTACGTCCCGCCCGCGCACCAGCTCGCGTTGGTCACTTCGCTGGTCAGCGTCCGACTGGCCTCGCACAGGACGTCCCCGTAGCGGAGCGTCGCGTCCCCGGCGTCGCTGATCTCCTGCAGGGAGACCTTCTCCAGGGCCTGCCGGTACGTCTCGCCCCGCTCGCCCGTGGCCGACGGCACGAGCGAGACGGCGGTGATCCCCCCGGCGGCGAAGGCCTCGGAAAGGTCCTGCTTGCTCCAGGAGCCCTGCGCCAGGTCGAGCCAGTAGATCGCCCCGGCGTACGCGCCGCCGGCGGGCACGAGGAACACGCCCAGCCGCTCGGCGTTGATGTCCAGGGCCAGCCAGCAGCGGCGGACCGCGGCGCGTTCCACGTCCCGCATCAGGAAGTCCTTGATCTGGTCCCCGATCGCCTTTTTGATCGTGCCGCCGTAGTAGGCGTAGACGTTCCAGTCCGAGCCCATGAAGTAGTGCACGTTGCCGTGCGGGGCCAGCAGGCGGCTGTCCAGCAGCCCGAGGTCGTGGACCACCGGCTTGGGGTCGAAGACGGTCGTGCCGCCCACGTACCGCAGGTTCCAGATGCTGTTGTCCTGGTAGATATAGAACTCGCCCGCCAACGGGGCGGACCAGACGTTGATCCCGCCCGTGTCCCGCAGGTCCACCGCGCCGGAGCCCGTGCCCGTCCAGGACTGGAGCTTGGCGATCTGGGGCCAGCGGACCCGGGTGCGGTTCTCGATCCAGATCCGGCTGGCCGCGTCGTACTCCCGCGGCGCGATCAGGATCAGGCGGTTCTGCGTCGTGCCCACCTGCAGGGCCCGGTGCGCGGTGCCGCCGGAATAGCCGTCGGCCCCCAGGACGTCCCCGCAGTCGGCCTCGCCCTCGCCCGCCCAGCGCTGGATATTCGACTGGCCGCCGTCGCAGATCACGACGTGCTCGTAGGCGTGGGCCTGGGCCGCGTCGTCGTTGAGGTAGATGTCGGCGTCGTTGTGGCTGATCACGACGGTCGAGATGGGGTAATCGACGGAGGACCGCATCGTGACCCCGGCCTGCGTCAGGTCGTCCCACTCCTCGTTGGTGAAGTCCCGCCGGTAGATCTTCTCCCGCGTCACGGCCAGCAGGTAGTCCGACAGGTTGATCCGGCAGCTCGGCACGGCCAGGACGGCGTCCCCGGCATTCAGCGGCGTGGCCGTATTCCAGTTGGCCAGGCCCGGCGCCGTCCGCAGGAGTCCCTTTTCGTACACGATATTGTAGGACCCGTCCGCCGCCGCCCGCGGGTCCAGCTGATTGACCGGCGCCAGGGCGTTGAGGCCCAGGTCCGGGGCTTGGATCAGGATGTCCGCCATATCAGACGAGCCTCATGAGAAGGAGCCGGTACTGGCCGGTCGTGCAGAGGGCCTGCCCGCCGGACTCGCTCAGGCAGGCGACCACGCCCTGCTCCGCCGCCTGGACTGTGACCTGCGTCGCCGTCAGATTGTTCAGGGAGGCCCCGACGCTCAGCGGATAGTCGATCTCGAAGTGGGGAACCTGGTAGATCCGGTCCGCCCCCTCGCCCAACTGGTTGCCCGTGTCTTTGAACCACAACTGCGCCAGCAGGCAGGTGGAACTCTGGTCGTGCGTCTTGAGATAGGTCCCCTTCACGGAGCAGTCGAACCAGGTCGAGTCGTAGACGTTGTTGGCCCCGAAGCTCACCAGGCCGTTGACCTGGGCCGAGCCGTCGATCTGGAACGCCCCGTCCAGCTCCAGGGCCCCGGTGATCGTGGAATCGCCTATGCATCCACCCCATTGTTCACCTTCTCCTGCTCCGTGTCGCCGCGTCACGCTCCCAGCGGCAGCCAAAAGACCGTCAGCGTCGGCGACGTGGAGCCGCTGGCATCGATTTCGTAGTAATCGCCCTTCTTCACGGCCATCGTCAACCCGGCGATGAGGCCCGGGTTCGGGCCCGAGTAGAGATACGTATTGGCGCTTTGGATTCGGCACGTCGCGGGCGGGTTGTCGCTGTCGGTGTAGCCTTGAATCTTGGCGATATTCGTGGCGGTGACATAGGCATGGACAATGCCGTCCGTCTCGGCCTGATAAACCGTGGTGCCGTCCTTTGAGGCCCAGGCGCCGAAGACGGCCGCTGCCCCGGTCAGCGTGAGCTGGCCGGCGATCGTGCAGGTCCCGTCCATTTGGACTGCTCCGGCGAAAGTGGCGTCGCCCGCGACGCCGATCGAGCTGAAGTCCACCCGCTGGCCGAAGGCGGCGACGGAGAAATCGACAGAGCCGTCGAATCGCACGGGGCCGCTGAACGTGGCCGAGCCGTCCACGTGGAGGATCGTCATATCGACCGAGGCGTCGAACTGCTGCGCCCCCGTCCAGGTAATGTCGCCGCCCTTGAACTGCTTGTCCGGATCGAGCAGGCAGATGGTGGGGTCCCCCGCCGCCCCCGTGATGCACCAGAGCGTCTGGTTGCCGGAGCTGTGGACGATCCCGTTGGCCTGAAAGAGCGTGCTGTCGTAGGCCCCCGAGACGTCGGCGGTCCCATCGACCTGGCGCAGGACCTGGCAGAAGCCCGGCACGTGCTCGCCGCCGGCGGTCCCGTCCCCGACCGCCTCGTGTTCCTTATCGTTGCGTTTGCGGTACGCCTTGGCCACGTGGTTGACGTAGCGGTAGTCGAGGCCGTGCGGCCGATCGACGTCGAGGTCTTCCGTCCAGTTGCTGCCATCGCCGTCTGGATGCGCTTCGAACCGCCAGAAGACATGCTCGAGGGGGGGAAATTGAAAAGCCAGGCCGCCGCGGCCGAGCTGCGCGTATGAAACCAATGGACTCATGGCCATTCTCCGGTCAAAAAAGCCGCTTACTTTTTTCCCGGAGAAACCGTCTACCGTCCGGCGCCCATCTTACCGCCCGCCCCCGCCGCCGTCAAGCGGAGTCAGATCGGTCAAACAAAGGGGCTGGAGATTGTCTCCAGCCCCCCAAGCCGTGCCACGCCTCACCATGCCTCTCCTCGCCTCGCCCAGCCTCGCCGTGCCCCGCCTGCCACGCCGGACCGAGCCATGCCTTGCCGTGCCATGCCCGGCCTCGCCTGCGAAGCCTCACCAGGCCCCGCCAGGCCTAACCTCGCCCAGCCAAGCCTTGCCTGCCGTGCCATGCCCAGCCAGACCACACCCGGCCGCGCCGTGCCTTGCCTCGTCCGGCCGCGCCATGCCTGCGATACCGTGACTTGCCTTGCCAAACCACGCCCGGCCATGCCGTGCCATGCCTGCGTTGCCTTGCCATGCCAAGCCTGGCCTATCCATGCCCGGCCTCGCCTGCGATGCCGCCGCCGCCACTCCGGTCAATGGGGTCAATCAGGTCCCTCCCTTCGCTCCCCAGCCGATCGGCGATCAGCCGGAAGTCCTCCGGCGTGTCGAGGGATTTATACCAAGCCCGCTCGGCCGGCGAGGGCTTGCCCTCCCGATACCACAGCTCGCGTTTGATCCACAAGGTGACGTGTTCTCTGTCCTCGGGCAGCGTCGCTTCCGCGTTGGCCCGTTCCAGCACGTCCCGCGTGCAGACTTCGACGTCCGCGCCGTCGAGGCCGTTGTAGTAGAGGTCCAGCTCCTCGGCCAGAAACGCCGCAATGCCGGCGTCGATGATCTCCCCCGTGATCATCGGGCAGTCGGCGGTCAGGCGAACGACCAGGTCATAGCGCCGGGCCCGGGCCAGCGTGGCATACTCGGCCAACGGGTCCCGGTCCCCGCGCCAGAGCTGCGTCCAGACGAGACCTTCGCTCCAGCTCCGCGCCAGGAAGGCCAGGGCGGGATCGGGCGTCGTCAGGCAGACCTCGGCGACCCGCCGGGCCAGCAGGGCCGCCCACAGCACCCGGGTCAGGACGAGCTGTCCCGAGCCGGGCGGGATCTCCCGCAGGACCTTGTGGCACAGCCGCGTGGAGTCCAGCCGCGCCTGGACGATGCAGCCGACGCGAAGCCGTCGCTCGTCGCTCGTCGCGCGGGGCCCGTCAATGCGGTCAATGCGGTCAACCGGGTCCATGCGTCACTCCACCCGCTTGTAGCCGGCTTCGAAGGCCTCCGCGGGCGACCAGCTCTGGTAGCCGTCGGCGTAGACGACAAGGTAGCCCCCGGCCTGGGGATTGTGCTTCTTCACGTACTCGGCCGAGACGCGGATCGGGTCGTAGCCCGGCTCCTCGAACGTCAGGATCGCCGAGGCCTCCTGCGGGTCGCCGGGCCCGTCCTGGTGCACGACGTCCTTGATCTTCAGGGCCTGAACCTCCTTGTGGCAGCGGTAGCGCGGCAGGGGCTTTTTCTGCTTGTCCGCGACCCATCCGCGTTTCTCGGAAGTTTGTTTGTCCTCTTGTTCGCTCATCGGTTTTTCCTTTCCGTTTCGAGTTTTGGATTTCGAATTTCCCCGCCTCGGGGCTACGTCTGGAACATCTTCGCCGCGCAGTGCGGGCAGCAGATCGAGCCCTTGGGCCGCAGCTTCTGCGGGTCGATCCCGGCCAGGGCGGCGAGCTGGGCCAGGTACTCGTCCGTCCAGAAGACGAACGTCTCGCGGCAGACGCCGCAGAAGGCCTTTTTCAGGAACTCCGTTTCGGACCGCTGGACGGTCGGCTGGCGGTAGTCGTGGGGGCTGCGCGGCCAGCGCCATTGGAAGCGGCCGGCCAGCTTGACGATATGCCCGACCGCCCGCTCCGTCGCCTGCCCGTCGATCCGGCCGTAGCGCCCTTCCTCCAGCTCCTTGATCGTGGCGGGGTTGGCGTTGGAGCCGCGGGGTCGCGCCCGGATCAGCTCCGCCAGATCCTCGGGGCTCTTGGCCAGGGGCGAGACGCGGGAGATCGCCGACTCCCCCACTCCCCCCCAGGACGCGGAGCCCTCGGCGTTGACGTCCCCGAACTGGAACGCCGGAATCCCCAGCAGGTGCGCCGAGACGGCCGCCGTGGAGCCGGCGTGGATCAGGGCGTCCGCGTTGCCCAGCAGGTCCAGCATCGGATGCTCCGCGTCGATCGGGATGCCCAGCTCCTGCGCGAGGGCCTGGTAGGGCGCGGCCCCCACGCCCGGGTGGACCGTCATGAGGAGGTTCCACGTGTCCTTCAGGAGCGGATGGATCGTCCGGATCATGGCCAGGTGCCGGTCGCGGCCGGCGGCGTCCTTCTGGGCCGCTAAGATCTCCTCCGTGCCGAGGTCGGGCGAGGAGTCGGCGAAGCCCCAGGGCGACGAGATCAGCAAAGTCGGCAGGGCCGGATGGAGCTTATAGCGCTGCCAGAACGCGGGCTTGTTCGTCAAAGAGGCCCGCAGCGTCTCGTCGAAGTAGATGTCCAGTCCGATCGCCCCGACCGGGACCGCCTGGAAGGGCAGGCCCCGCCTGTTGAGGATGTCCGCCTCGTCCTGCGACCAGACCAGCTCCAGGTCCACGGGGTAGGGGAAGGCCCCGAGGATCTCGGCCCGGGCCGCCGGCGGCATCTTCTTCCAGTCCTGCCAGGAGCAGGAGGGCTCCGTGTGCCGCGTGACGACCGCGCAGCCGAACCGCTTCAGCTCGGCGACGAAATCGCGCGAGTTCGGATTGCGGATGGGCGGCACGAGCACGATGTCCGGCCGAAAGTCCAGGACCTTCTCGCGCCCGCCCCGCAGGCAGGGGGCGACCTCGACCTCGTGCCCCAGCCGGCGGAGCCGGGTCGCAATCAACTGGTCGATGTACTTGTCGCGCACCGGCGAGGCCGACAGGATCAGGATGCGCTTGGCCATCACCTCGATCGCCGGCACGTCGATGATCTCGTCCCAGGCCTCATCGAGCGGTTCGATGGAAACCAGTTCCGCGTCGTAGACCTTGTCCCAATCCGTCTGCCAGTGCGGATTGGCCTTGCGGCGCAGGAGATGCCACGATCGATGCTGCTGGGGCAGCTTGACGACGACCTTTTTGCCCTGGCCCAGATTCAGCCAGGGGGCACGTCGCGCCCGGGTCAGATTGCCGCAGTCAATCACAACATCGTAGCCTTCCGCCAGGAGACGGACGGCAGCGTCTCTCATGGCGTTCTCGATCACGTCGTCCATCTCGGCATGGTATTCGTAGCGGCCGTGCAGCATGGTTCGAAACGAGTCCGCCGCGACGATCCGCGCCCGCGGGTGCCTGGCGCAGAACTTCCGCGCCCACCCGCTCTTGCCGGACCCCATGAGGCCCTGCATGATGTACATCGTGGGGCCGCCCTGATAGCGCAGGGCCTCGTCCCAGCTCGTCAATGCGGTCAATGAGGTCCCTGGGGTCCCCTCCGGGTCGCAGCGCCGCTGCGCGTCGGCCAGGATCCCCCGCTCGTGCAGCTCGCGCCAGATCTCCCGGGCCTTTTCCAGGAACTGCTCCTCCGTCGCCGTGGCCCGCCCCAGCTCCCGCACGACCATCGGCCAGCCCTGCCGGTCCCGGGCCGAGGCCATGACGAAGAGCTGCTCGCTACAGTCGTAGGCGCGGCACTCCGGCGGCCGCTGGTCGCGGCCCAGGCGGCAGCCCTTGTCCGGGTCCCAGAAACCGCGGGCGTCGGACCAGGCGGCCCGGATCTCCATCGGGGCCTTCTCGTAGAACGCCCGGCGGCTGTGGGCGCAGCCCGTGCAGCAGTACCACCGCCGCGCGAACCGCGGGCAGACCCCGTCGCAGTCGGCGGGCGCGTCGCTCGTCGCGCGTCCCTCGGCGCCCGGGGCCGCCAGGGCGGCGGCGATCACCGCGCCGTCGGCGCGGGCCTGCTCGAGGGGCGTTCTCTGCGGTTCGTCTGTCCCCTCGGTCAACGAGGTCAATTCGGTCATTGGAGTCCTTTCGTCAGTAAGAGTCTCGTCTTCGTCACGCCCCCAAACCCGCGTTTGTAGGCGGCGATATTCATCGCCTTGTACATCTCGTCCTGGTGAGCCCCAAGTGTTGGCGTAAAGACCTGCTCGCCCATCTCGACGTCGTAGACGCCGCGTTCCTTGAGTTTCATCAGCGCCGCCCAAAGGCAGGCGTGGCCGTTCTCGCCGGCCGCCGCGGCGTAATAGGCCCACCGGGGCCCCACGTAGAACATCACGGCGGCCCGCTCCCCGTCGGCAAAGCACACCGTCTGCATCCGCTCCTGGATCCTCCAGGAGGCGTCCGAGCGGGTCACGCCCCGGTATTTCAGGTGGATGGCCCGCACATCGGCAACCGTGCATTCCCAGACGTCGGCCTGCTTGTTCACCAGGGAGCGGTAGCTCTTCCTCATCTGCTGGCGCAGAAGGGATTCCGCCAGGGTCACATCGAGCACCTGCGTATAGACCGGCGTGGCCGTGTAGCCCCTCTCCAGCAGGAAGCGACTGATCGGGGACAGTTCGCCGTCCACGAGATAGTCCTCGTAGAGGATGTCGTTCGTGACTGTGAGCCACAAGTTCAGTTGCGCACGCTGAAACCACGGGGAGCCGAAACAGACGGCCGGGCGCCAGAATCCCGTGATGCGATGCTCCTTCACGGCGGCGACACAGACCCCGGGGCAACCGGCGGCAGTCAGAAATCGATGGGCCCCGGTCTCGGCGCGAGAGCCGTCGGAACTGTCGCACAGGGAGCGGTACGGCCCGCTCATCTCCTGGGCGTACTCGATGTCCAAGGGCGTGTAGAGGGCCGTGTGTTCTTCAAGCAGTCCCATGCACCTTCCTCCAGTCCTCCGCGTCGATCGAGAAGTACATCGAGCCCCAGAAGCGGCCCTTCCAGAACTTGCGGTTGGGCAAGGTCGCCAGTGTGCCGCCGTAGCGCTCCGTTATCTTCTCCCAGAAGTCAGCGCCGGCCGTGTTGCAGTGATAGCACTCCCCGCACACCGTCTTGAGTCCCATCCGGGCGAAGCCTTCCTCCAGGAGCAGATCCACCGCCTTTTCGCCGAGGCCCTGGCCCCGCAGGTCGGGGTCGAGGATCAGGGAGATTTCCGCCAGGCGGTTCTCCCACGAGATGTACGTCAGGCCGCCCATACCGAGGAAACGCGCGCCGTCGAGGACGCCCGGAAGATCGGGCACGTCCGTGTAGATCGCCCAGTAGCGGTGCGGGCTGTGCGGATTGGAGACGACCTCCTGATAGAAGCGGCACTGCTCCTCGACGCTCAATCGCCGCGCGGTCCGCAGGGTCTCCAGGCTTTCGTTGCGCCAGACCCGCACGGTCTGACAGTCTTTCAAAGTCAGTGTCTCCAGTCGCATCCGTCGTCTCCTCAGTCAATGGGGTCAATCAGGTCCCTCTTTTCACGCCGCGCCGTTCCAATCGATCTCTTCCCGGCTGCCGTCCTTCTTGCGGATCTTCCAGGTCTGGCGCCAGCCTTGCCGCAGCAGGTCCCCGAAGTATCGTTCCATGCACTCCTCGCACACCCAGTGGAAGATGGGATCGTTGCCGCCCAGGTCCACCGCCGTCAGAATCTCGTGCAGCTCGAACCGCTGCCCGCACTGACGGCAGGTATGCCACGAGCAGTCAATCTCCGTCGCGACGATCCGCCGATGGATCTTCATGGCGCTCCTTGTCCATGCCGTCGAAGAACTTCTTTATTGCGGCCTGCCGCTGGGCCTCGAACTCCTCCTCCGTCAGCGGCTCTTTCCAGGTCCCCGCCCGGCGCTGCTGGCCTTCGAGCCGGGCCATGGCGATTTCCTCTTCGGACACCGGGTTTTGTGCGAACCGCAGCATCGCCGTCGGGAAGGGCAGGTCCCAGTTCCTGATGATCGCCTGCCAGTCGATCTCCTCCGCCGTCACGTCCGTGCCCGCCATCCGCAGGAGATCGAGGTACATCTGCTGGATGTGCGGATGGGCCAGGAGCTGCGGCCCGCCCCGGGCGAGGGTCAGATTGACGGGGTACAGGTGGCGCAGGTGGTCGTGGACGGCGCAGCTCGCGCACAGGCCGCGGGGCCTCGCGGACCGCTTGAGCAGTTTCGCCTGGGAGCCGGGGACCGGATCGACCCGGCACGGCGCCCCGCAGCGCTCGCAGGAGCAAGCACCGCCGACGTTCGCAAAGGTCATTTGCTCCTGCCGTTGTCTCTTCGCCATCGGGAGTCCCTTTCACCGCATCTTTTCGACGACTTTCAAGGCCTCGCGGAGGATCGTGCTGCGGGACCGACCGCTCGTGCCGCTCAGCGCCTCGGTGAGCAGTTCCCTCAGTCGCTCTTTGTCCGTGCGTTCTTCGGTTTTTTTCTCATCCATTCTTCCTGTCCTTTCCATTAAACAAACCTTGCCTTGCCTCGCCTCGCCATGCCTCGCGGTGACTCGCCTGCGATTCCACACGAAGCCCTGCCATGCCGCGCCGTGCCACGCGAAGCCTAACGGGGCCTAACCACACCTGCCGGGCCGTGCCACGCCCTGCCTAAAGTAGCCGCGCCGTGCCCTGCCGGGCCCTGCCGGGCCGTGCCTGCCGTACCTTGCCGCGCCACGCCTCGACTCGCCATGCCGAGCCCGGACAAGCCTCGCCTGCCGCGCCCAGCCGAGCCGTGACAATGGCATCTTTCAGGCGACATGCTTCTTTCTCCGCCGGGCCTTGGCGATCTCCTGGAAGATCGGGGCCAGCTCCTGCAACTGGGCGTAGCGGGCCCGCCAGCGTTCCGCCTCGTCCAGGGCCTCCGCGAGGAACCGCTTGCGCATCGAGGCGTCGGTCATCACGTCCACCACATGGCGATAGCCGCCGCCCCGGTTCCTGCGGTCGTCGCGCAGGCTCACGTAGGCCCGAATGGGGTCCGTCTTGGCTTCCAGCACGACGACATGGCATTCGATCAGCTCGCGGGCCTGCCAGAGTCGGTACTGGTGCGCCGCCTTGCTGTCGTCCCATTGGAAGCGGCGGTGCAGGGCCGTCTTGGGGTTGCGGGCGAAGGCGAGCACGTCCTCGGGCCGCAGGAGGCCATGATGCCTCCTGCGGATCTCTTCCAGTTCCTCTTTCCACGTCATGTCAGTTCCTTCTCGTTGACGATCTCGAACAGGCCCCAGCCCATGCCGCAGCTATTGCGGCTGTCCGGGCGACCTTCCCCGATGCCCACCTGGCGGCCCGCCCGCAAGAGCAGGTTCGCCACATCGCTGAGCGTGAACATGTCGGCGTCGAACTCGATGAGCAGGACGGCTTCCCACCCCGGCTTCCACATCGGCCGCACGCGGATGTCGAAGACGCCGTTGGCGTTGGGACAGGCGTGCTCCACGGCCTGCGGCGTCCCCTTGGTGATTTTGACCAGGGCCGTGCCGTCCACCTTGTCGAATCCGTCCGCCCGCACGAAGACCGCCATTTTCGCCAGGGTCATCTTGAAGCCCACGATCCGGCAGGCGGAGATCATCGCCGCGCGAACGGCGGAGGCCGGAAAGCCCAGCCATCCCGCCTCGCTGACGTGCTGGGCCCCCTCGTAGCAGGCTTTGAAGTCCTTGGGGTCCCGTTTGGCCCCCTTTTTGCCCGTCGAGCCCGCCTGCTGCTTCTGCTTCATCTGGTTGCGGGCCTTCTCGCTGAAGGCGTTCAGGACCAGCGGGGCCGTGCCCCGGATCGTGAACCGCGCCACCTTGTTGTTCGGCGGCGGGATCGTGACTTTCGTCGGTTCCGTGTTCTTTGCCATTGTCGATTCTCCTGAAAAGGAGTTCTTGTGTGCCGGATCGCACGATCCGGTCTTTTCCATGCCTGCCTTGCCGTACCTAACCCGGCCGTGCCAGGCGCGGCCCCGCCATGCCTTGCCACGCCTGCGATGCCACGCCACGCCACGCCGTGCCCGGCCGGGCCAAGCCGCACCGGGCGCCGCCATGCCTGCCGTGCCAAGCCGGGCCGTGACTGGCCTTGCCGGGCCTAACCGCGCCCAGCCTTGTCGTCACTTCTTCTGTCCGACCGTCATCCGGAACGTCGCCTCCGCCACTTTGCCTTCCAGGACCTTCTCCGGGTGGTCCCAATTCTTCGCCACGACGTCGAACGCCTGCTTCATGGCGATCTCCGTCTGGTCCAGCTCCGCCTGGCCGTGGGCGTAGGAGATAAATTGGGCAAAACCGAGCCAGATTCCATTCCGCAGGCACTCCTGCCAGAACAAGGACTTGTGCTCTTCGCTCGGGAACTCGAAGAACGTCCGGCAGGGCCGGCCCCGGATGGCGACCTGCTCGCCCAGCCCGGCCTTGTCGGCGAGTCCCGTAAAGGCGGCCGCAAAGTGTTCCCCGTAGTCGGCGATCGACGCGACGACCCCCAGCTCCTCGACCCAGCGGATCGTGGCTAAGGCCATGCGGCAGGCGAGCGGATTGGCGGCGAAGGTCCCCGACACGAAGCAGCCCTGGCCCAGGACCTCCATCAGGTCGCGGCGGCCGCAGACGACGCCCATGGGCACGACGCCGTTGGTGATGCACTTGCCCAGCGTCGTCAGGTCCGGCGTGACACGGTAATGCGTCTGGGCCGTCAGGCCCGGCATCCGCAGGCCCGTGACGATCTCGTCGAAGATCAGGACCGCGCCCGAGCGGTCGCACAGGGTCCGCACGCCCTGGAGGAATCCCGCCCGCGGCTCCTCGAAGACCACCGGCTCCAGGATCACCGCCGCCGGCGGCGGGCCCGCCTTGAGGGCCCGGTCCAGACTCGACAGGTTGTTGTAGACGAAGGGCGCGACCTGCTGCTTCTCCGCCGCCGTGCAGCCGAGGTGGTGCGGGGTCTGCGCCGAGTACCACGAGGCCCAGCCATGGTAGCCGCACACCAGCACTCTCTCGCGCCCCGTGGCGGCCCGGGCGATCTTGACCGCGGCCAGGCAGGCCTCCGTGCCCGTATTGACGAAGCGGACCATCTGGGCCGACGGCACGATCTCCACGATCCGGTCGGCCAGCTCGCCCTCCGCGTGGGCCGGGCAACTGAACGGCGTCCCGGCGTCGTACTGGCGGATGAACTCCTCGCGCAGGCGCAGGTCCCCGTAGCCGAGGATCACCGCTCCCAGGCCCAGCGTGTAGTCGATGTACTCCTTGCCGCCGGCCTGGCAGCGGGCGCCGTAGGCCCCTTCCCACTCGGTCGGATGAAAGCCCGCGACGTAGCGGCTGGCCATCTTCGACATGGTCGAGCAGCCGTCCGGGATCAATTCGCATCGTAGTTTCCAATCCATCAGTCTTCACACTCCTTTGTCATTAGGGTCAACACGGTCAATCGGGTCTCTTCCAACATTCGTGATGACGCGCACCTGCGGCAGCCGGAAAAAAATCTCCCCCGCCGGCACCCGCTCGACGAGGACGATCGTCCCCTCGGGTACGAAGGGGCTCTCGCGGACCGGCATCCCGCCGATACTCGCGACCGCGCCGCCCTCCGGGACCTCAGGCACCATCTTCTGCAGTTCGCCCTCGGGGACCGCGACGTCGAAGCCGGGATGTCGATGCAGCCAGAGTTGCAGTTCCGGCGGCAGGTCGTCTCCATGAAATGGCTCCCGGAGCTGGCCCAGGGTCCGCAGCAGATCCGGCAGGCTGAATAGCTCGGGAGCGAAGTAGCTCGTGCCCGTCAGGGGGGGTTCCGGCCATGGCAAAGGCCGGATCACCCAGCGCGGATCGTTCCGCCGCTTGCGGTACTTCCGCGACCTGTGCATGTTCTTAGTGCTGCGCATCGCTTTTCTCCGTCCATCGCCTCGGATCGATGACGTCCAGATCCTCCACCGCAAACGACCCCAGCCGGTGGAAGAAGCCCAGGTCCTCCCGGAGCTGCTCTACGGAGTCCACGCCGACGATGACCTTGTCCACATGCGGATTGAGCAGGCAAAACAGGATGCACAGCGTCCCGACGGGGATGTCCAATTCCCCGGCGTACTTGCGGAAGCGGACGAAGACCGGCTCGGGCGAATGAAAGACCCGGCCCTGCAGGAAGCAGGAGCGCACCCAGTCCTCCCCCCCCGCCGCCCGATGCTCCCGCATGGCTTCTTCCCAGCGCCGGTCGAACGGGCCGTAGGGGATGCTCCAGATGACCTGGAAGGGCAGGTCGCGCTCTTGTCCGGGGTCATAGAACGAGGTCCCCTCAATCTCGGGAATGCCGCGGCATTCGGCCAGATCGTAGAAGGCCCCCCGGTCCTCGGCGCTGTGCGCCAGGAATCTGTGGTGCCGGTCAATGCGGTCAATAGGGTCCTCTCTCCGAATCTTCATCACGATCTCGAACGCCGGCGGCAGCCACGACAGGTCCACACCGTAGGCGGTCGCCGTATCGATCGTGTGAATGCCGCAGCTCTGGCAGTAGGTAATGATCTTCTCCTGCTCGCTCCGCGGGCAGATCACGCCCCGATGGCCGTAGGGCTTGTCGCCCCAATTGGCGGTCCCGATCGCGATGCGGTCGAAGATGCTCATGTCGCTGCGCTCCCGTCGCTCGTGGCCCGTGGCCCGTGGCCACGCACCTTTTCGCCGGCGTAGATGCTCACAAAAACCCAGATTGCCCACAGGGGAACCAGCGCGATGACAAACGGCCACAGCCACTTCCACCAGAGTTGGCCCCGGTTCTCCGGCGGCTGCCAGTCGAAAGTAAGAGAGCCCCCCCCCGCCGCCACGATGGCCCGGGGCCTCGGCCCCCACTCGATGTCCAGCAGGAGGGCCACCTGGAGCAGATAGAAAAAAACGCAGCAGAATATCTTTGCCGTCGTCACAGTCCCACCTTCCGTCTCAATTCCTCCGCCGTCAGCCACAGATCGTTTTTGTCGGAGTAGTACCCCGCTTCGAAGCCGGGCACCCGCTCATCCGGCGAGACCAGGCACTCGTGGAGTTTCTCGCCCGGGCGCATCCCGACGAGGCGGAACGTGCACTCCGGGTCGATGGCCCGGGCCAGGTCGGCGACCTTCATCGAGGGGATCCGCGGAATCCCCACCTGCACCGGGGCCGCCAACGTGGCTAAGACCAGCTCGGCCGCGTTCTCCAGGGGGATCCAGAACCGGGTCATCCGCTCGTCCGTGATCGGAAACTCCCGCACGCCCTGCTCGCGCAGCCGCAGGAAGGTTTCGATCACCGAGCCCCGCGACGCCAGGACGTTGCCGTAGCGGACGACCTTGAATACCGTTCGGTGGTAGGCGTTGGCGGCCAGGAAGAGTTTTTCCGCGGCCAGCTTGGTCGCGCCGTAGAGATTGAC